GACAATACGTGGTTGCAGACTTTCTACAGTACCTAGCAGCAAATCCAGGAACTCCCTAGGGATATTGTTAGCCTGGCGGAGTTTCATCATGCGGATTTGGTCTTTTTCACCCCACACATGAGAAATACCGATTTTACCAAACTCGGATCCTTCTAACTTGATGATCCGTCCAGCGCGAGTTTGGGGTATGGCTTGTCCGGTGGCAATTACTGAAGCGATCGCCATGTTGCGCTCGATCAGGTACTGCAATACATCAAAATCGTCGGACATTCTCATGGGTCCGTATTCATCAGGAATAACGTACTGACCCAACACTTTAGGATCGGGTGTTTTTCCCTCACGTTTTAGGCGGGCTTCCTTGTCTGGATCAAGGAGGAATGCAGAGGTATTATCAAGGATAGTGGTAACCTTACCCCTGATCTGGGGAGAATTAAGCAGCAGTGCAATAGACATATCTTCAGATGTTGAGGGTTAATTAATAAACGGGCATCCAACTAAGACGGGTGAGGGACTTAGTAATATGTCCATCGATGTAGGGTAGTGCATAGATGTTAATAGTCCCCATGGTCACTACCGATAAATCGGTTGGTCTGTCTTGCAGATCGTTATCTGTCAGGTAATATTCCTCAGTGACAACCCCAAGGGGAATATCGGTAATCGTGCCGACCTTAGTACCGATCGCATGATTGCCATTGTCGGTGGCTGGGGTAATGGTTAAAGCCCCGATAGCTGAAGTCACAGCCACCGCAGCCGTACCAGTAGTAGCCCCGGAGCCTTGAACCACACTGCTAGAAATTACAAACACTTCTCTAGCAAAGCGATGAGTAAAAGTAATCACACCACCAACCACAGAAGCATCAATATCTGCCCAGGAGGAAGTCTGTGATTTTTGGCTGTTGAAAATATTTACAAGAGCGATCGCAGTGTCCGCTGCAACTGTAGTAGTAGCAGTGTGGCTAAAGCTAACACCATCGATAGTCAGGTTGAAAATATTACCAATAGCAGGGGAAGCAACGGTAACTGTGGTACTTTGGCGATCGCCTACCAGTGAAATAGCCGTAATCGTACCAAAAGCCGCAGCACTGGCAGAAGCGATCGCGGTATTTTCTTCATTAGCAGTAGCGCTAGGGGAGCCAATGACTTTAAGAACATCCCCTACCTTGTGCGTCCAAGGGTTATCAACAATGACAGTTGTACTATTGCTGGTGTAAGGACTAAGGATTTTAGAGCGAGAAACGGGACGATTATTATTGCCTAAAAAAACACCTGGTAAAATCCTACGGTGTCCCCCAATTTTAGGGATATCCAGAGGGTTAACATATCGTCCGTAGAGCCTTTCGGTAACGGTATCCCCATAAAGAATGGGGCGTTCCATCTTGTAAGCATATCTAGTCAGCATAAGCCACCTTATTGATAGGAGTGTCGAGAACGGTAATCATCTAAAAAGCTTTGGGCTTCTCGGTATTCTGCTTCTGCCAAAGCCATCGGCTCATCAGATTCTTGAGAGAAAAAAGCAGAATAATTAGAGGGTCCGCATTGCATTTTCCAATTCAAGCAAAACTCCACATTATCCAAATAGTTGTGAGGGTTAATGCCTTGGTCAAAGCAGAATTGAGAGAATGCAGCTACAGAATCTTGATCCTTGCTGAATTGAGCCGATCTCAGTAAAGAATTACGTTCTGCCGGAGTTAAGATCATCCTGCCTTGCAGATCGTCCGCAATACCTTCTAATTGTCTCAATCGTGCGCTCACCTCGCGCTCTACTTGGATAGTGCGGATGGTATCAAGCTCATCGGTGATATCTTCAACGTCTTCACGGGAATACTCACTCATGGATTTACGAGCCATACCGCCCATGTCCGCGGTATCGTCCATGTCCTCGATATCGTCCATGTCGTCCATTTCGTCCATGTCGTCCATTTCGGACATAGCCGACTCGTAAGCATCCATACCTAAATCACAAAATTCCTCATAAGCTTCAGGATCATCTGCTAAATACTGATCAGCGATCGCTCTGCAAACATCAGGGGAGGGGGCGGCTCTACCCATTAAGTATGCCTGGATTTCTTCAGGAGGAACACCAGTCATTTCCGAGATATCTTCGATGCCATCCTCTGGATCTTCATAGCTAGCTTCCAGCACCTCTGCTAAAGCCTCACCAAAGTCAGCACCAGCCGCATTGACATCTTCAAACTCTACATCAATTTCCAGATCAAAAATATCTAAAGCCGCTTGAGCGTTGTCTTCAATAGCCTGAACGATGGTTGCGTCAACATCATCGGAATCAGCTTCACCACTATCTTCCATTTCCAATGCTTGACGGACTACAGCGATAAATGCAAGATAATTAACATTCAGCGCCTGTATTTCCTCATAGTCGCTCATTTGAGCCAGGGCTTCTAGCATTTCCATTAGTTGTATCTCCGGGAAAAATAAACAGTACGAATTTGGCGGGAGTAGTTTTCTTCTCTTCTACTTCTACCACCTCTACCTAGCAGATAAGCACCTGCTGCACCCGCAGCAGCAAGTCCACCTGCTATAGCAGCAGTTTTACCAGGGTTGCGGGCAATTGCTCTTATTCCTTTTTTCACAACAGCAAGTCCGCCGCGCTTAGTCCGCCGCAAGAAGGTATCGCCAGCTTTGCCAAGTTTTTTTAAGGGATCTCCTTTTCTCAGATTTAGGTCTACATTAGGTTTGGGACTAATGGCTGTATTAGGCTTAGGCTTAAGCTTAGGTCTGGGTACTCTCAGTCTGGGTTTATTGGGATTAATGGGACCAACAATATCTCTAAATGGCATTTTTGCAAACTGCGCCATTTCCACATCTGCCATAGTGAATAAAATACTTGCCATTATCTACGTCTCCTTTTTTTTAATGGTTGTGCGAATTCAGCGCGATCGCTGGTGTCGCTTTCGGCATACTCTTGATAGGGTTGGGGTATGTCTTCATAAGCCCCGATGTTGTCAGGCTTGACTTGCGGGGTCTGTTCCACTTCATCCTCATCAAGATCAAATACTTCCAATAAATCATCATAAAATCCCTGAATAGCATTAAGCTTTAATGCTTTTGGATCAACTCCAATTAATTCATTAGGATCTGTGGATTCAATGTCGGAAATGACCTGGAATAAAGTATCGATGTTGTCCTTGACCTTGCTCCTTTTTTCACCCATCAAAGCCTTGCGCTCTTTCACCTCAGCATAGCTAAGGGCAAAGTAGGCATGGCGAGAAGCAGTAAACAAAGCAGGACCCTTGATGGCAGGGAAAGCCACAGCGGAAACCTCCACCACCCTTTCCTCTTCTAAATCAATACCGGGGGATAGTAATTTAATCACACCCTTCTTGACTTGATCTACATAATTGTTGATGTAGACCTTGGCAAACATCCCAAATTTACCAATTAAATCCTTCATCTTTGGATTTGGTAAATCTCGTTCTTGGATTACCCGACCCTCAGCGCGGGAATGAAGCCAGCCAAGCTTATTAATAGATCCTGTGGGACTAACTAAAGCCTTACCATGATCCAGCATTAAAGGTATTTCTATTCCAGAATCAAAAGCAGCATTAGTATTATCTATCTGCGCTTGTATCCTTTCCGCCGGGAACTCATGGGTACGTCCTTTGTTGTCTTTTTGTGTCCCTTCTACCAAAAGCAGCGCGTTTTTGATCAGGAAATCATTATTGTCCTGACTGCCAAAAGCCACTAAACCCGCTGGGGAATCACCTAAATAAGTTGCACTCATTTCATAAAGATACTTTTTTTGGCTGAACTTTATTAATATGAGTATGATAAATTTATGAGCAATTTTCTATAAATGTGATTACTAATCACCCTTGAATTAATCAGGCAATAAATATGGTAAGATTAAAGATTTGCCAAATACTAAAAGAAGCGAGAATCGATGCAGGATTAACTCAAAGACAAGTGAGTAAATTACTGCATTACGATCGCTCAACCTTAGCCCACAAAGAAAGTGGCAAAATTCCATTTTATGCCTGGGAATTATTACAATTATGTAAACTGTACCAAATATCCCCAAAAGATTTTAATTTTTAGAATTCCTGAAAATTACCCGTTTTCTTTTACGTCGGGAAAACTTAAGACTCCTCATGTGCTTACTAAAATTTGGTTCCTCACCTGGTAGCCTAGGTAGTCCGGTTAGTGGATCGATATCAAGATCAGGGGGAGTATTAGATGGCTGAATCGTTGGCTGTGCTTGAGATGTGGGGGATGATTGATTAATAATTGTTAATCGCTGGCGGATATTCTCAATGGTTTTATTCCCTATCCCCTTTCCTTTCAATCGCTGGCGCATATCTTCAATATTTTTAAATGGTGCTTTCTGCAATTCCTGGAATACTGTATTAGCTTGCGATCGCGTCAGTCCTAAATTACTAGCCCACAGCTGTACAGGGGACTTAATATCATTTAGCATTGTAATAGGATCAAAGCCTTCAGACAACTGGATGAATCTTTTTAAAGTTTTTCCGCCTATTTGGGGAATTTTTCTCAGATCATCAATACTATCAATGCGATTAGTCCTTCTGTACCTGAGAATTTCACTAACTTGCCGGACATTGAGTAATCTACCCGGCAGTAATGCTTGTATTTCTTCCCTAGTAGCAGTATTCAAGTCCACTCCATTTATTAAAAATCTAGTATCAGTTTCTTCTGTGGACTCCTCTAGGGTTTCTTCTGTATTTTCTTCTGTACTTTCTTTTGTACTTTCTTTTGTACTTTCTTTTGTTGGCTCTAGTTGCTGTGTTTTACTTTCTACTGCGTTCTTGATTTCCTGTACGGCTCTTTCCAAAGTCAAACCAACAACCACATCCTTACCAGTCTCGATCGCTTTAGAACCTGCTTTTTTAGCCGCAGCACCTAAGAGTACAGCAGCCAAAACAGCAGCCCCAGCCCAAAGCACCGGGCGGGGGATTAATTCTCTATTCTCAATTTTTCTATCAGGTTCATCAAGCCGTGGATCGTCTTTTAGTACAGGGCTTAAAACACATCTGCAATTGGGATGCAGTGGTGGAGTGATTTGTGCGATCGCGCGCCAATCATCCAGAGGAATAATCAACCCGTGACGGGATGCGCAGATAGGACAGCGACGCTCATCAATAATCGTGTAAAAAGTCACGGCTTTAACCAAACCAGATTGGCGGTAGGTTTCCAGCCTACCAGCGTTATAGGCAAAAGTTAACTCGGTTCTTGCAATGGTTTCAGCTCGCCTTTTGAATCTGCCAGATTTAGATCCCAGAGTTTCCTCAATGCGATCTATTAGCTCACTCCTAGAAATAGGTTGCCCGGATCTACCCTGGGGAGTTACCGCCGCCAATAAATCTTGTTGGATGCGGGCATATTCAGAGTTACTAACATCACCAGCCAACTGGTTAATTCTAGCCCTAATAGCTCTTTCCGCCGGAACATTACGGATAGATTGAATCCGCACACCTGGTTTGTTTCTATCATCCCTTTCATTAAAATAAATTAAATTAAGATCATTACTAAAAGTAGCCCGCTTAGGAGCCTGCTTTTTAATCTCTGTATTGCCGTGATTAGCTCCTAAATTCCAGCCAGCGAGCCACACAGCATACAGCGATCGCTCTAATTGAATCCTGAGAAATTCCCGCACCTTCTCCGGATCTTGTTTCAACTTTTTTACAGCTTCCAAAGGGATTTTAGATATTACACCAGCCCCCTTGTTTTCTGCATTTTCCAAAGCCTCTAAAACTTTCTTTTCCCCTAGAATCAGCTTATCATTAGGGAAATACTCACCACCAACCCTGGTAAATTTAGAGAATACAGAATCAAACATATATGGCTATTAATAATTTAATTCCACTATATACCACCAAAATCGCACCAGAATTAAACGAGCTTGATACTAACTACGTGCGAGAACTCCCAGACACGGGGGAAACTTACGTACTAGAAGATTTAATCAAGATGATTAAAATCTGTGAAGTGAACAACGCCGCGATCAACATCAAAACTATGCGAGCGGTAAGCGCACTTGGCTCCTACTACAATGATGACGATCAAGCATTTATACCATCGAGGCGCGGCAAACAAACTATCCAAGAATGGGTACGGGGCAACTTCCAGAGCATGAAAGGAAGCCTAGCGAGTGTAGTCAGGAAAATGATCCGCCAGGCTTACTCTCTGGGTACTTCAGTAGGCGAAATTCAATGGGAATCAAAAACTAATTCCAATTCATCATACCAAGAATGGAGATTAGCAGCCATTCCCATACTTAATCCACTGCATTACAACTTTGCAGGGATAAAAGGGAGCGTCGATCGCATCATTTACAATCCTATATACCACGCTCCCAAAGCCATACCCTACTCTAAGCTACTGCATATATATACACCATCCCTAGAGGAACCGGAAGATCCTAGGGGTGAACCAGCATCAGCCAGGGCATTACCCTATTACAAAGGTTCCCGCATCTGCTACAAGCAGTGGACGATCGCGGGACAAAGGGAAGCCACCGGACGCACCGTAGTCAAAGTCCCCAGCGACAAAACCGTAAATATTTATGGCGCAGATGGCAAGCCCATCTTTAAAGATGGAAAGATTCAAGAACAGCCAGCGGCAGTAGCCACACTAAATGCTTTCCAAAAAGCAGAAAACGGAGCCGTAACCATTACAGATAAAGAAAACGACGTAGTGAATATTCCCGGTAATGCCGGAGAAAACTTTTTTAATACTCAATCCACTAATTACGAGAAAAAAATATTTTTAGCCTATGGAGTACCCAGCACAATTTTTGGTGATACTCAATCCTCCATAGGTAGCGCCGGAATCAATGCCGGGCATAGATTAATCTTGGATACCCAGATAGAAGATTTAGTAAATGACCTACGCGATCAGCTAATTGAAAAGGTGATCCGTCCCCTGCTGCTAGCAAATTTCGGGAATAGATTTGAGGACAATCTAGGTAGATTTGAATCAGATAAATTCTTGGATCCAACCATGGTATCAATGCGAGTGAGCAACTTAACATTGTCCATGGGACAAGGCTTTATAGATGCCAACGATCTGGAAGCCATTAACCGACTAAGGGAAGATTTAGGATTGTCGCCTAAATTAAAAGAAGAATTTGATCAAGAACAGCTAGCCAAATTGTTGGCGCAGCAAGAATATCAACGTCAACAGCAAGAGATGCAGGAACAATAACATTACAGCATTAAAAAACCCTGCTAAGGAGCAAGGTTTTTGTTATTTATTGCGATATCGCCTGATTAGCTCTTGTACTTTTTCCACTAAAGCTAGTGGAATGTACATGGTCTTGCCCCGTCCGGTGGCAGGGCGACCAGTTTTTACAGTTTTTATAAAGGGATGCTATCGCCTAAGCGATAGTCTGGTGACGTGGAGTGGATTACTAATGCCACCCCCAACCGGGGGTTGGCGACTGCGATCGCACCAAATTGATTTTTGTAGTGAGCAATAGCTGCCCCTACAAACGATGTGGGCATACCCGACAATACAGCCAATCCGGGACCAGCCGCAATGTCAAAATCTAAACCTGCTAATTCTTGCACTTCATCTACTGAATTCTGAGGGGAAACGGGATCCCCATTCTTGGTGATCGCGAGCAATGTGTAGCTAGGTTGGGTTGTTGCGGTTACATTAACCATCTAATGCGGCTCCTCTTTGTATCTATGTATTTATCTTAGATAAACTCTAGAAAAATGTCAAGGGGATTTGCAGTATTTTTCTAAGATTAACTAAACTTTACACAGAATCACCGATCAGAGCCTTCCAGGTATTGGCTCCGACGATACCATCTGGCGATAACTGATGCTCCCTCTGAAACTTTTTAACAGCTGCTTCTGACAACACCCCATAGACACCATCAACATCAGCATCCAAGCGATATTGGATATACCGCACAGGAGCGCCGCCGGCGTGATGCAGCCTGATCATGGGTTTGGTAAAAATCAAATTAATGGCATTCCAGGTACTAGCATCTGCAACACCCGAAGGCACAAGTGCCATAATCTTTTGAAAATCACGCAGTTGCCCAAACTTTAACTGCTTCAATGCTTTTTCCAATCGCGTATTGGAGGTATCTGTATTTAATTCCTCATCAGGGATAAAAGGCTCTGTACTGGTTTTACCAGTCAATCCCCGGACAATAGCGATCGCGGTTGCCTCCGGATCAAATATGTCCATATCCCGTGGTGAATCGATAAAACAGCACTCAATTAATATGGCTGGCATCCTGGTGTACTTCAAAACGTAAAAAGGCGATCCACTTTTTAATCCACGATTTACAAAGCCCAACTTAACAAGCTCATTCAAAACAGGCTCCCCAAATTGCCGCCCAGCCTGACTGGAAATAAATACTTCAGTACCGTGAGCTTTGCCATTAAAAGCATTGAAGTGGATAGATGCAAACATATCTACTCGGTGAGCATTGGCAGTACGTACCCTTTGAGCCAGGGAATTACCCACAGAACTAGCCTCATTAGGTTTGCACTCCACAACCTCATTTCCTAAAGCGCGCAACTTAGCAATAACCCGATTACCCACGTCTGTGGTTAAAGCATCCTCAGACTTAATTCCCACAGCCCCAGAGTCAGGGCTGCAATTATGCCCAATGTCAATACCAAATTTCATATATGCAACCTCCTACAGGCATCTTAATTATACACTCAACACACAAGAACCGATATACTACCAAGAACAAAAAAAATATTTTTATTTACCCCTTGACAAATAAAAAGTATCAGGATACTATAAAGGGGTAAGCAACAAAGAGGTAACAGCAATGGTAGTACAAAGTTTTGAAGTTAGAACCCTCAGAGGACAGATTGCCGCCTGTCTAAGGCTTATAGCCCTTAAAGCGAAAGCCGCTGTGTTGCGGCTTATTGAATTGGAAGAAAATCTCGAAGCCGCGATCGCGGCACAATTCCAATCGGCACAGGCTCCGGCTCCTAAGCCTGTAGAGCCAACATTTATATACCTTTTCTCCTATAGGAGAAAAGGTATCAATGCTTATTTAATCAAAGAACAGGTGGGGGCTTACCCACTTTTCGGTAAGCCCGTGAGTGAAAAGGACAGGCAAGCCGCCTATCGCGGCAAATTGCACCAGATACAAATAAGGGTAGACAATCTACCCGATGGAATATACAAAAAAGTTGAAGCCGGAGGCGGGAGCTTCAACAAGGTACAGCGCGAGTACCTAAAGATACAGGACGGAGCCGTAGTGGCTCAGTCCTGGGATATGGCAGAGTTGATCGATCTACCCAAAACACTCCCCGAACTTATCGGGACGCCCAAGCAAGTAGCTTGGGCGGAGAATCTCCGCAGCCGGATCATCAGTCAATCAGCAAAAGATGGTAACTCCATCCCGGAGTACGTCTACAGCCAAACCAGTGCGACCTGGTACATCGACAACCGGGAGGTTGTCAAATGAAACAAGAAAATGATTCCGCAGAAAAACAACAATGCAGACGTGTAAAACAGGAGAAATGCGAGATCAGCATAAACGCTGATCAAAAAGCTTCCCTAGAGGCTCTAGCGAAAAAACTAGGGTATATGTGGGGTCAACGCCCCAATATATCCGGGTTGATGAAAGCGATCGCGGACGGAGAGGTGGCGATCGCAAAAAAACAAACAAAAAAGGAAGCCTTGGAAGCCATCAGGGCAATCAAAGAAAATCTTAAGAAGCTGGGATGAACCTAGACTACTTCAACATTTTAGATGATAAAGCTAAGGCAACAGTTGCCAAGGACTTATTTCATCACTTGCTCACGCGGGTAAAAGAGCGTGAGTTGTACAAGGGTAAGTATTCAAGCTTTCAAAACTACGCGCGGGAGCTTGAAGCTACCCCAGTAGAAGACTGGGAAAAAACCGGATTATTGAACATCCTTTGTAGTGCTGGTGCTGAAAAATGAAAAACATACTGCTGTCGATACAGCCAATTCATAGCCAGGCAATACTGGCTGGAAGAAAAACAGCCGAGCTAAGGCTGTATTCCGTCACCTTATAGTAATACAAATAAATTGGGTAACAGCTTATGACCTGGGTAGATCCGTTAGAAGACGGAAAAAGCAAAATAAAACTAATAGCAGCACTGGGGAGCGACTTAGACATTGTTAATGATGCTAGGGCAAGCTTTGAGAAAACATCCACACAGCTAAGTGATAAAGATATTAAACTCATTCATTACCTAATCAAGCACCAGCACACAAGCCCTTTCCGGGGTACTGTCTTCAAATTTAAAATTAAAGCTCCTTTGTTTGTTTGTCGCCAATGGTGGAAGCACGTCATCGCCAGCAATCATAATGATGAGCAACTAGGATGGAATGAGAAAAGCTTTCGATATGTTGAGATTGATGATAGTAGTGAATTTTATATTCCTAAAATTTTTCGTCAACAGTCCAAGAATAACAAACAAGCCAGCGAAGGTAAATTACCTGAAGATGCTAATCAGCAAGCAATAGAAATTTATACTCAACAGTGCCAAACTAGCTATCAAGCATACCGCAATCTTCTAGAGTTAGGAGTGGGACGAGAACAAGCCCGTGGCGTATTAGTTCCCTCTGTGTACACTTCTTGGGTCTGGACTGTTTCCCTGCAAGCTGTTTTACACTTTATCTCATTGCGTAGTGGTGCTGGCGCGCAAAGTGAAATTGGCGCTTATGCTGAAGCCATCACTTCCCTCATTAAACCCATAGTCCCCATATCAATAGAGGCTTGGGAAACTCACTATGGCTGAAAAACCACAGACTCCAACCAGGTGTAACAGCCTGGTTTTTTTGTGCCTACTGATAAATAGGTATAAAAATATTTTTAAAATTAAGTGTTGACTTTTCAAAAATATCAGTATACTATATAAGGGTAGAGAAAAAACAAAGAGGTAAGCAATGAAATTATTAACCGCACTCGTACCCGTTAAAAAAATAAGCTGTAGTCAGCCCTGCATCTGGAACGAAGACTTCCTAAATACAGCAGCACAGTCTATTTTAGAATCCAAAGGAGTTATCAACCCTATAGTGGTTCGCCGAATAGATTTACGATCTTACGAGTTAGTGAATGGAGTACTTGAATACTATGCGGCTGTTAGAGCTAGAGAAATAGATCCTGGCGAAGGAGAGATGATCACTGTATTCATTGTGGAACCAGAGAATGAAGAAGCTTTAACCAAGCAAATAGAAATATTTAGAAGATAAAAACCACAGACTCCAACCAGGTGTAACAGCCTGGTTTTTTTGTGCCTACTGATAAATAGGTATAAAAATATTTTTAAAATTAAGTGTTGACATTTCAAAAATATCAGGATACTATATAAGGGTAGAGAAAAAACAAAGAGGCAAATGGAGAACACTAAAAAACTGGAAGAACTAGAAAAAAAAATCGACTCTATCGAAATCTTGTTAGAGCGTTTATTAGGAATGGAATTAGACGATCTGGAAGAACTAGAAAAAAAAATCGACTCTATCGAAAATCGAGTGAATAAATTGGAAAGGCTTGTGTCTGAAATACTTCTAGAACTATGATGAATGACACTGCTAATCGAGTATATCTGGGATAAAAACAAACAATTGGAGATTTTGATGAAAGTAATTAGAGTTAAAAAAAATAACGCTACCGCGGCACTAGCCGCTATTCCTGGATCAGCTTTTACCCGCTGCCCGGACTACGATTGGCAAAACGGGCTAAGTGACGACCACACCATTCCCGCAGCGGGAATGGTAGGGCTAAAGTTACCGGACGGGATGTCCGGTAAGCAAGCGCACAAGCTGCTAAAAGAAGCGGGAATTGTGAATTAATCCATCTTCCAACCAGGTGTAACAGCCTGGTTTTTTTTTGTGCCTACTGATAAATAGGTATAAAAATATTTTTAAAATTAAGTGTTGACATTTTAAAAATATCAGGATACTATATAAGGGTAGAGAAAAAACAAAGAGGGAACAGGGAACAATGAATTTTTATCACTTAAAACAAATTATTGCTTGCCATAAAGGCAAGAAAGTAGTTGACACAAGAGGCATTATAACTGAAGTGCGCCCCTTTGCGCATGGCAGTTATGAAGAAGTTGAAGCTTGCTACCAGCAAGGTAGCAGGGTATACACAGACGATCTGGGAAATGTTTACAAAATAATTCAAAAAGACGGGGATGAACAAATCCTTGTAGGCACTTGGAGGGTGTTTGATAAATCGGAAATCGCTTCAAGAATCGCAGAGATTCTTGAGGAGAATGTGCAAGAAATTGAAGTAATCAAAAAGGATTACTATGCCCGCACCCAACCCCTATACCCGCATAGGGATAGGAGACGGTTCTGGAAAGAGTACTTTTACCAAGTGAAAGTGCCGTTTCCATCTTCTCAAAAAAAGATCCTTAAAAACGATCTGGAAGATGAAAACTATCCAGACTGCTTAAACTACCTCCACGTGACCATTCACGGGGGGTATAGAATCTTCAAAATTCAGGGTGATGACATCACCCTACTAGAGACCCATGTAAATAAAAGAACGGTCGTAGGATACGACCGAAACGGGGAGAAAATCCCCAACCCTGTGATGGGATGGAATTTCTAGAATTTCTATTCAAAAGACACAAAATCAACCAGGTGTAACAGCCTGGTTTTTTTGTATCGCTCGATCGCTTCCTCTAGCTCCCAGAAAATAGGAGCGCCAACAGCCGATATGAGCCGATCGCTCCGATACTTTCCGGTGGTGATTTCTTGCTTAGAGAATCCCAACTGGATAAGTGTTTCGTAGGAACCTAGTAGAGGGATGAATTCCTCAAGCCGAGCAATACTCAAATTACCATCCTTAAATTGCACCGGGAATATATCGCGGTTGTCAGCTACCTGTGGGGGCTGTTCCGTTGCGATCGCGATGGTAAATGGCGGATCCGGTGGGTGGATAAGGGCATCCCTGATGGTGAGTACAGATACCAATCTGCCAGAAAGATAGTTATTCATGATTCTTGCTGCTTACAAAAATGCCCCCAATCAAGGGGGCTGATTGACTAATATTTTATTTCCTCCTCATCAGCTACTAGCTTCAAAAGCTGATGAGGATAGGGGTTGATCTTTGTTCCGTCATCCATGGACACTTCCATGGATATGATCATTTTCCACCCATCGCAATCTTCATAAGTTAGGCGGGTGATTGTCCCGGTTTTTCCTTGTATACCAAGGGTGTTTCCAATGACGCGATCGCCCTTAGAAAGGGGAGAGCAATCAAATAGCCTTTCGGTGTGGCACTTAATGGTTTTTAATGGCATTTTTCTTTATTTAGTAGGGTTTTAGTCCTAATCATACATACTCATGCGATCGCTAGGAAAGTATCTAAAGTCTTTGTCGGAACTGGTTTGTGAGTGCTGAATTCTAGATTATGTTTCTTTGCCCATCTTCTCAAAGTTTTGATTGACGGACATCTACCCACTTGGCGAGATAGCCAATGGGGGACATCAGCACCTAGAATACCATCTGCATAGATAGCGTCGCCTAATGCCTTGTCCAGGCTCTGTTTTAAAACCGGTGATGAGTTCAGTCTTTTAATGATCTGCGGTAAAGTGATCCCTGCACTTCGTCCCACGGGCTGCTTAGTAGTGGAGTTCAAGCTTTGCTCATACCTCATGTAAGCAAGCATCATCAACCATTGGCAATGAGTTTTACTAATGGTATTAGTGCGTGATTTCCTTTTATCTGGTATCCTGCATATATGCTTGTACTTTGCCCATGTCCGGGCAGCGATCGGCTTGCCATAAATATGTACGCAAGCTGCCCGGATCCAGTTTTCTGGGTATCCTGTTTCCATGTTTCCTCCTTATTCCCTCTTTTGAGGGAATTTTTTTTTATTACTCTTCTTGGGGTTCAGGGATACCTAAATCCCTGCGCATTTTTCTATTTACCAACCTTTTATTACTAGCCTCACAGTACAGGGAGAATCCCTGCTGCCATAGCAATCGATGAAACTCAGATGGATTAATACCATCTTGCAGAGCCATTATCTCTGCTTGCTCTAATAGTGGAGTAGGCAGGTACAGTTCTATCTTTTGCATCTTGTCTTTTTTCCTAGTTCTGGGTGACACGATCTCATTTTCCATATATTGATCCTTATGCTTGCACATCATGATTGAAATTATAGAAGAAAAAATGTAAAAAAGTATGACTAGAACATGACTAAAAATAAAATATATGTGCTATTGTTGTTTTTAGTAGGATTAGAACCCGACTAAATGTATTCAATCACGATAGCGGTAAGACACGAGGAGCCAGATGGCTCCTACACCGAGTGGGTGCTGAACACACCCCAAGCCCAGGAAGCTCTCACCCAGAGAGCAAAAAGACAAATTGAGCGGCTTATTACTAAGGATAATAAGGACACAAAAAATGAACATTGATGAGTACGTTAAGAGGTTTATGACCTCTGAAGTCCCCTTGGACTACGTTTGGGAACAAACCCAGAAAATATCCTCAGAAATGGGGATTGATTTACAAAACTTGGATGAGCCAACCGCTCGCTTCATTGCAGAAGAGATTGATAAAGTAGCCTCTGCAAGTTTGGCGGCAAGACCTGAAGCCGCTATTGAGAAGAAAAAGACCAAAAAAGAAAAAACTACTAATGCCAATAATGGCAGCAGTGTAGAGAAGCTAAAACCGGCGATAGCCAACTTAAAAACCGCTGTAGAGGAAGAATCTACAGCTATGTTGGCTGTTTTCAATACCAAAGCCCAGCAGGTAGAAAACGCTGTGGCTGGAAAGATATTAGATCGCTGCAAAGCGATAAACCCAAATATCATAGCCCTCGTATCGGAAGAGATGGAGAGGTACACACGCGACAGCGCCAGCTTTCGCGAGCAAATCTTTGATGAGACTTTCGCAGGTCTCCTCGGTGATTAAGGGTAACAATGTTTACTTTTGGCTGTGCTTGATTCAAGCACTGTTAATCGCAGTAAGTATATATGCAGCAAACACAAACAACATTCAAAGAACAGCCCCCATCCCAGCAGATCGCGTTTACCCTGCGGTCTACAGGGGAGACTAAATACGAAGGGGTGAAGGACCAGGAAATTGTGGAGCAATTGCTTCACAACGCGGACTACAACCGTGACCAATACAGAAAGTCACAATTGGAACTAAACAAAAAAATCCAAGATGAGGTGGCTTTGACCAACGCCATGACCATTGGATTTTTAGGGATATCTTTCATTACGTGCATTGTTTGCGCGTATCTCACAGTCAACAAACCAACAATTACAGGGAACACAGTCCATGTCAATAGAACAATTATTCGGGGGAATTGTCCCCAGCCCTAGGGGTAAACTAGCCGGTCTTGGCAGTGACCCCACTAAAATTGGGGATATGGGGCAATCATTGACACGAATTAAAACCAAGATGGTACTACCCAGTGACATCTCACCCGCTTGCTTGCTAAAGCAGTCCGAAGAATTGGGTACAGTGGAAGGCGAGGTAGAACTTGCCAAACAGATTGCAGACACCCAGGGCAAACAAGTGGATAAGCTTGTGGAGTTGCACAGAATCAATACGCAATACACCCAAAAAATGATGGGCCTAGATCAAACCTTAAGGCAGATGGAAGCAAACCACGGGCGGCAAGTTGCCAAATATCAATTAAAAGCTGCGGAAACACAAGCCAACTTTGATGGATACACTCAAGCGTATCAAATGGGGGCTGAGTTATTCGGATGAAAAACTTATGAAAAACTTATTTTACGCAGGTTGCTGTTTTTGTGGGTACGCACTTTTTCAATTATTAGGCTTCGTAGCGGCAGCCTTTCCCGGTTCCCGCACCGGGGCTATTTCCTTAATCATCCTCCTACTGCTATTGATCGCAGCAGTAGGACTAACCAACTGGGTAGGACTGTATTACAAACAGCACCGGATTAACAGAACCCAGACCCTGGTAGGTTTTGCTCCTGCGTTGATATTTGGAGCGATCGCATTATTTGCAGTATTGGTGGGGGTGATGATTGCATGATTTTCAAGAGAGGGTCGGAAGCTGATAGTTCTTTATCGGCGATCATGATGAAAGTAGGCTGGGTGGTTATTGCCTACAACGGATTTACACTATTTCCCTACTTCTATGATCTGATGATAAAAGCTGCATTCTGGCAGCGCGTATTCAGCTGTAGCGTGGCAGTGGCTTTAATTCTTGGCATAGAAGCAGCCACCATGACAGTACTTTTTGATCCGAAGGTGCTGGTGAAAATCCTGGAAAAACCAAAACAGGATAAGGAAACCAAAGCCTTCAGCGACGTAGTGCATATGTTGGGTATATGTGGTTTCCTTTTGATCGCATCGTATACTTTTTGGTTTGACTACCAGGTAAATCTCAAACAGCTTGGTAATCCCACCATCATGTTTCTAAAAGTTTTGTCCGCAGTATTTGTCATCGGTGCGGAGCTAGCTTTTGGGTGTGCCAATGTATTTCAAATTAGCGCAAAGGAAAACTCATGATAATACCAGACTTATTCGGCATCTTGACCATTATCGCGATCGCGGTAATTCTTGGATTGATTTTGTGGCTAAATATTAGGGGGATGGAGCCATGACAAACCCGGCGGCTAATCCCTTCGCTAGGGATAAAGATTTATTTGCACCATTATTGATTCGAGAGAGGATACTAATGGGATTGTTCGCTACCACCGCAGTTGTGGGATGCTTTGCTCCGGTGATGTGGAATTCCCAGAAAAATGAAGTAAAGCTATTGCAGCAAATTTACGGATTATTTGCTGGTACGTGCTTTACAGCCGCTGCTTACCATCGCAAGCAAAAGGAACAGACTTACCAGGCAATCTCAGAAGCCAACTACAAGATAGTGAATGAGCATCTAAAGGGAGTATTTGCCTACGAGGCATCACGCCAGCAAATAGAAAGCAAGCGAGAATTAGCAGAATATGTAAATTCTCTCCCATCTTACGAGCGGGAAAGATGGATGAATCAGTATGGATTACATGGATTGGTAGAGCTTCCCCAATTCCAGGAAGCAGAAATTTTACCTCAACCGCAATTATCAGGGATGGAAATCCCTGATCCTGAGATTGCAGCAATAAATGAAGATGCAGTACAGAGCATCATCAACCCAGATGCAATGCAAGTGTTGCAGCAATACGCAGCACAGTATCCCCAATACATCAGATTAGATGATCGCTGGATTGATGATCTATGTGGTGCTGCATCCAACCCAGATATGAAGAGCCGATACAACCATCATTTCATGTTGGTTGGTGGTACTCAATCGGGTAAATCCACACTAGCAGGGGTGATTGTAAATAAAATCGCATCTCGCTCACAATCACCCGCCATAGTCTTGGGCAGTGACCCCAAGGATCAAGTTACCCAGTGGCTGTGTAAATTCAGCCGAAAGTTTGATGGAATGAAGGCTTTGGATTCCTGGATCTCCTTTGCCACCGAGGTCATCCAACAACGCAAAGATCAAATAGGAGGGAATAACGGTACTGAGGGTATAGCAGAAATATTTTTTTTACAGGATGAAGTAGATACTTGCTACGGTGGTGGTAACGGATTCCCCGGCATGGTGGAAAAAACCACGGCTAAAAATCTACAAGCACTATGGAATTACATCGCCAAGTTTACGGCGGGCTTGAAGTGTCACGGTATTTTTATGGGGCAATCACCATTGAGCGAGGCGACTGGATTTAGCCGACCAAATCTAAAAAACATCTGTTTCATGGCTTTGGGACAATTAAGCTCCTACATCCTTAGTAAACCCACAGATTTTCTCAATGTCAAATCTGAAATTATCGATTTACTCAAAGAAGTATGCAGCTTACTAGATGATGCAAGAGTACGCTATGCCCTGGTAGTGCCTACAAGAGGTAATCCCTACGTGGCTTTAATCCCCACTTTTGATATTGAGGGATTAGAGCAAAAAAGCACTACAAGAAATCAAACCGACACAGTTGACGCTGTGAACTGGTATGAGGAATTACAAACCTGGTTTAATTCGCTAGGGAGGAAACCATCCGATCAGGAACTACAAGAACAATGGGAAAAGATAACAGGAAAAACACTAAACGCGAAAGGTATTGCGCTATTGCAAGAGAAGCTGGCAGGCAAGACATGAATTACAGCAGGCGTTACGGTAATCCTAAAAAATACCGGAAACAATGCGCGATCGCACACACCAATACTCACGGGCTGTGTTGCGTTTGCATGAATAATCCATCGCAAGAGTTGCACCATGGATTTTACGGTAAAGATATTATCGGCATTTCTGTATTTCCTGTATGCACTCGCTGTCATCAGATGGTATGTCACAGCAAAGAAAACTGGATTAGAGATAAAACAAATCCAGTGTGGAGAAATAGAAATACATCTAGTTTTTTAGCTAGATTGCAAATAGGCTACAAACTACTTTATGGAGGGATTCATCATGAAAAATGAACAGCTATTCAATGTTTACCAAAAATGCTTAATAGAAGATGGATACACGCCATCAGTGGCAGCTAAAATGGCAGAAATTTTAGAAAGAAAAACTAACCCAAAGGAGAAAAAAAATGAAAAGTAAAATTATGTTTTGTGCGTTTTCTGCGATCGCATTCAGTTTGACTTGTGCATATGGAGTAGCTCAAATCAATCTAGCTATTCACAAGCACGAATGCGCACAGCACCACTGGGCAATACAGCAAGCCTGTAATACCTGGATAACACCGGGGGCATTGTGGAGGGGTGCTAAAGCCGGAGCCTCCACAGGCGCGATCACTGGGGCTGTAATTAGTTTGGCGGTAATTAAATTCTAAAGAGGGGTAATGGCTTACTACACAGTAATTATTGATGGGAAAAAATTTAGAGTCTACGCCAGCGATCCGGCTGATGCTTACATCAAAGCGATCGCACAAAGTAGAAAGTAAAAAGGAGAAACAATGCAAGTATTAATTTGGGGAGATTACGCCTGCTTCACGCGTCCGGAATTGAAAGCAGAGCCATTTTCGTACAATTACCCCACCTTTAGCGCGATCACAGGGGTGCTAGAGAATATCTACTGGAAGCCTGAAATGAAATACAAAATTAATTTTATTTTAGTTTGCAATCCAATTAAGAGGGCAAAATTTAAAATTAATGGCATCCAGGATAAGGCAAAAATATCCAACATTGGCGGGATTCTAGCCGATGATTATAGTGTGCGCACACAAAGGAATTTAAATGTTTTGAAAAATGTGCGATATGTAGTAGATTTTGAGATTGATCCACAGCGAACCGTGGACATCAAAAAACACAATTCCATCATCTACCGAAGGATTGAAAAAGGACAATATTATCACCATCCATGCCTGGGGTTTAAGAAATTCCCTGCTTATTTTTCATTTCCAGTTGGTGATGAAAAAGGGCATCCATCCTTACTAGATGAGGAATATGTGGCTTTAAAGTACCTAAATTTTACAGGAAGCAAGGTCAAGCCTGAGTTTGGAATTTATCAAATTACGAAGGGTAAAATATGCTGCTTGAATTAGCCGAATTAGGCAAAAAATTAGAAGCACAAGGGTTATTGGCTCCTTTTGGCTATGGCTTTATATCCATAGCATGGGAGTTGATGCTAAATGAAGACTCTGTAGATATAATTCCAGTGGCTACAGATTCAAAGCTAAAAACAAAAAAAATGTGTATTCCCGACATTGCTAGGAATAACACAAATCCCATCGCTCCCTGCGATAGTGCCGAATATGTACTAGGCTTAGGCGATCGCGGTGAATCGAGACACCAAAAATACTTGAATCTTCTCAAAGAATTGTACGGAGACCTGGAACTAGGACGCAAATTACATCAAGTCTTGACAGAAAAAAAATACACTGTTCCCACAAAAATGAATAGTGGCGATCGCTTGGTTATCAGCTTCGATGGTGTGTTCTTACATGAATTACCAGAATTTAAATCTCGGTGGATTTTATACGTAAATTCACAGCAAGAAACAATTACTGGAACTTGTAGCTTATCGGGTAAGGAATGCCAGGCTTTTGAAAAAACCATCCCAAAAAAGATCAAAGGCGTGCGGGGAAGCTTATCTTCTGGTGCTGCTTTAATCAGCTTCGATAAAGACTTCTCTCAAAGCTATGGATGGAAAAATAATGAAAATGCCTTAATAGATAAAGACATAATCTTACTAGCGTACCGATCGCTAGAATGGATTTTGAATGAAAAAACAACCCACTGGCATTGTGGGAACGATGATCTGACTTTCATTTTTTGGGGTGACGCTAGCGAGGGAATCCATGATGATATTTGGAATAGCGACATCACTAAAATCGACGGTGCTTTTACATCACTGGATGGTAATGGTTATCGTCGGAAATATCCTCTATCTAATAGCTTTGTTTTTTGCACTCTCAAGGGCAACAGCGGGAGGATTTCGTTAGAAGATGTTGGAAAGATTAGCGCCGAAAACATTAGAAGCAACATAGAAAGATTTTTCCAGGATCAATTAATCAATGAATCCTGGAAACCTTACCCCATATGGCGACTAGTTTCTACAATGTACAAAAATCCAAAAAAAGAGTACACGAAAGATATTAAAAAATCACTTGCTGAATTAATGCTTTTTGGTACTCCATTACCTCGAAAAGTGGTAACATTATTATTAGCTAGAATATACGCCGATCGCGACATAAAAAGCAGAGCCAATATTTTAGCCTTGTATGCAAAAACAACATTACTTCAAAATAAGAAGATGAAAAGTAAACAAGCAGAAGCTTTAGGACGCATAGCTTTTTGCCTGCATCAAGCACAATCCATCCAGAGAGGGAGTAGCAATACAAACATTATCAAATGTTTAAAAGCCTTAGCCCATTATCCTTGTAAACATTTTCATAGACTTTTAATCTCTTTTCAAAGAGATTATTTCCTTGTCACCCTATCCACTCGTATAGGTGAGCTATCGAGGGGATTAGAAATACCGGAAACACTTACAAAAGAAGAGCAGACCGTATTCATGCTCGGATTCATACAGGAACAAGATGAATACTGGTCCGCTAAAAACAAAGAGGTAACTCAATGATAACGCAATCCACAACGCGCCATGACGCGATGGCATTCATAGAAGTAATCGACGGGAACCCCAACGGTGACCCGGATAACAATAATGAGCCACGCAGTGATATATCGACTGGACAAGGGTTGATATCTGATGTGTCCCTCAAAAGGCAAATCAGGAATACCCGCACCCTGAGCGGGTATGATGACATCTTCATCAAACAAGGGGCTGCACTAAACGCACTGATGGAAGAGTGCTGGGGTAAATCTAAATTCAATTTAAACACCGACAGGGAAAATATCACCAACATTTTAATTGAAAAATACTGGGATATAAGAATGTTTGGGCAAGTCCTCAGTACAGGAAAAACACCAGGCTACCCTGTCCGGGGGTGCTTACAGATATCTTTCGGACGCTCCCTAGATCCGATTGAAATAGCCGAACACACCATTACCCGGTGTGCTAGCGCCAAACAGGAAGAAGAAAAAGAAAATAAAACCATGGGGAATAAAATGACAGTCCCGTATGGACTTTACACCTTTCGCATTGCTTTTTGCCCAAACAATAAAGCTAGTGATGAAGATTTAGAGTTTTTCTGGCAAGCTCTAAAATCTTGCTGGGAACTGAATAGATCAGCTAGCAGGGGGTTTATGGCGACAAGGCAAATAGTAATTTTCTCCCATGAAAGCCGTTTAGGATCAGCCCCGACACATGATTTGTTTGATACTGTATCTGTAGCCAAACAAGTTGAATTCCCCAGAAAATGGGAAGATTACAAAATTACTTACAAGGATATTCCAGAGGGGATATCCAGAACCATTTTGTAATTCCTTAAGCCCTTCGGGGCTTTTTAATAAATGCAAAAACAATTTTATGCTCGCATCTCAGATTCCCGCGGGCAACTTCTAAAAAATCACCTCTTGGAAGTTGCCAACCTAATGAATGAAAGATCCAAAGAAAAATTCAGGATTTACGCTTATTACATAGGCTTATGGCACGACTTAGGCAAATACAGAGAAGAATGGCAGAATTACTTGATTAATGCGATCGCGGGCAAGAACCAAGAGCGTATTCATCACGCAGGGTATGGTGCTTGTGTATGTGAGCATCCTGTAATTAATGGAATTATCGCGGGTCACCATAGTTCTATCAAGCCGCCGGAGCAAATAGGTGAAAATAGTATGGCTTTCGCTAAATACGAGAAAGAATATCAAGAATGTATTGCCAACGCCACCCAAGAGATACCCCACTTTATCCAAGAAATTCCCAGAATCAAGCAAGCGCCAAACAATCGAGATGTAATGGCGAGGATGCTTTACTCATTACTGATTGATAGCGATCGCTTAAATGCCCACTGCTTCTCAACATCCACCGATTGGAATGAGATTATTGATAATTCCGGCAGGGTGGTAATCAATATTAATATTCCCAGACACAATGAAAATACCTCAATCAATTCACTAAGAAATAAGTTTAGAACCACAGCCCTAAAAGCAGCCAAGAACAAACCAGGGTTGTACAAGCTCACCGGAGCCACAGGAATAGGCAAAACATATACAGCTTTTGAGTTTGCAGCATTGCACAACAACTTTAACAAAATGAATGGAGTTGTTTATGTTGCTCCTTTTAATAGCATATTAGACCAGACATCATCAGCAATTCACAAAATAGTTGAAAACGAAATACTAGATCACTATGGCAGCTTTGACAATTCAGACTCACCAGCCATGCGCATTTCCTGTTCTCGGTGGGACAAACCAGTTATCTTGACTAGCATGGTACAACTGCTATCTAGTATGTTCAGCGATCGCGCGACGAAAGTCAGGAAATTACAAGGCTTAATCGATAGAGTAATCATCATTGATGAACCCCAATCTTTACCAATAAAATGCATTACTCCCATCCTAAATATGTTGTCTGCATTAGTGGAAGATTGGGGATGTTCGGTAATATTCATGTCCGCCACGCAACCAGTATTTAATAATATTGGCACTTGGAATTTTCAAGATATCATCTCAAAAGATTTTCATCGCGATCACTCCTTAAAGCGAGCTAATTATAAATACTATCCAGAGCCAATGAAGTGGAAAGAATTACAAAATAAAGTTTGTTTGGAGTCAATGGCATTAATTATTTTCAGTACCACTCAAAATGCCAGAGATTTCTATCATCAATTAAAAGTAGCCACCGACAAACCAGTACTGCATTTAAGCAGTAAGATGTACATCCTGCATCGCAAGCAAGTATTAAGCCAAGTCCGTCGGTTGTTGGCAGAAGACAAAGATTTTTACTTAATCTCTACCCAAGTAGTAGAAGCTGGAATTGATCTTGATTTTCCCTGTGTATTCAGGCAAATAGCCCCTATTCCTTCAATCATTCAAGCCCAAGGACGACTTAACAGAGAAGGTAAAAGAGACCCCAAAAATTCATGGCTACACATTTTTAATCTTGCAGAAGGAAACATACTGCCAGAAGATATCAAAGGCGCGGCAATTTCTCACACCCTATTAACACAAAACAAAGATTTAAATGACCTCAATGACATCTATTATCGTCGCTACTTGACAACCACCACCGACACCGGAGAAGAAATCGAAGCCCTCAGATACCAACAAAAATATGATCAAGTAGCCGAAAAATTCAACATCATAGAAAATCAAAACACAGTCCTGGTTTTAGCTGAAGATTTTTTGAAAGACTATCAATATAAATCCCTCACACCATCAGATTGGCAGATACTGCGATCATATACAGTCAACACCAGATCAAATAATTATATTGAATGGATAAATGGTATTTTGTGCTGGAATGGTGGGTATGATGAGTGTGGAATTATGATATAATGGGGGGAGTAACAATCCCTCGCAAGGGGGGTTGAGGATTGTAATTAGGAAGCGCTAGATTGTCAGGGCTTAACGGTAACAATCCCTCGCAAGGGGGGTTGAGGATTTTAACATCGAAATACACCCAAAAAAGCGCGCGAGCCGGGAGTAACAATCCCTCGCAAGGGGGGTTGAGGATTGTAACGAGGATTGCAACAATGTAACAACCACGGAGCCATATCAGACAGTAATAAAAACACCCGGTGCGGCAACACCGGGTTTTTATTTAAAAAAAATCCCGTCCCTGGCAAATCATGCAAAATACCATAATCCCTATCTTCCCCACACACAATCAAGGCTTATTCCTGCATCTATAAAAGCTTTTTTATTAAATCGTGCCTACTGGTGAGGCATAGAGGCGCGATCGCGGGCAACAACCATTAACTGATAAGCAATTGACTAGGGACATGACATCTGCATTATTATTAAAAAAGTAATTGCCATAATCCTATGAAAAAATTTAAAGTTATAATCCTGGGAAAATTAAGAAAATTTGGCGCGAAAGGCGCAGTCATTAAGCCCGGAACAAAAAAAGGTGATAGCTACTGCGCGCGATCGCTCAAAATCAGAAAATGTAAAAATCCCCCATGTGCCAATGACTTATCACGGGCTGCATGGGGGTGTGTAGGCAAGAAGTCCTACAAAAGCCGGGTAAGGTTTCCCAAAAAAACAATCCGGCTTTAGTTAATGTCGTTAAAAAATACAACTTCCACGTCGATGTGATCGTAGTCTTCAGTGACTACGCTTTTTAAATGGGAATTAAACTTAATTCCCTTAATATTTTTATACTCCTTAACCTTAACATCGCCATAGAATTTGGCAACTCCTATATCCGGAGTAGCGAAAAGGACTGAATACTCACTATCCGGTCTTGATGACCGAACACCTCGGTACAGCAGGGGAAATATTTCCCCATGATTGGCTACAGCCCATCTCAACGCTGCGATCGCTAGCAGCGTTGAGGGTTTGGGATTTTGATGGTAATTGCCTTGCATGGAAGCAAGGCGAATCTGGCGGTGGGCGTAATACAGATTAAGGAAATCAACATCTGGCGGAACTTCATCCAAATCGGTGATCATGAGATCACCATCCTTAAACCAGAAATACGAAAATTCATGAAACATTTTTTACCCCCTTTGATAATAATTCCAATTCTGAGACCAAACAGCACAAGTCCACTCGGTCTCTTCCTGTCAAGAATTTTAGCGATCCTTTGATCGCTACTAATGAATCCTTGCGGACAAAATTACTGAATTCAGCAACCTTGCCCCACATTTCCAGTGGGAGCCACTCGGTGGTAGCTCCCGGTCTTTCCAATTCCAAAAAGGAAGTGGCTTTACACTTTCCTGATTGGAAATACCGAATTACTGGATCCTTAAGGACAGCGCCTACAAGAATCCAAGTATTAATTTTGCCTTCGCATACTTGCAGATGAGAGCTACTCATTTGCAACTTGGGGACTTGGATATAATTCAAGCCCCCGGATACCACCACTTCTTGCCCCTCTCGAACAGAGGGGATGAATGCCGGGCTTCCCCAGCATTCAATCTCTTGTCCTCCTACTTGAATGTAGGAGAATAAAACATTATCGTTCCTCAATATTTGTGGGCGGGTGACTACCCCGCCAATCGTTATACTATTGATCATTAAGAAAATTACGCGCGATCACGATCGCGTCTTTTAGCTCGATAAATTCTCCGTAGGACTTAATCACCGCGCGAGTAGCTAAAACAATCGGTGATTCTGCTGTTTTGTTTTCACTACTGTATTTTTTATACAGCTTTTTTGCTTCTGGCGTCATTGTTTTTGCCTCTTTGCTTACCTACCCTTATATAGTATCCTGATACTTTCCAAGTTGTCAAGGGGTTTCCAAAACTTTTTTTTTGAAAAATATCAGGATAAATAAAATCAAATGTACAAAGCCTTCTGCCATCTCTTAATGGCAGTCAAGCTTACATCTTTGACATTGGCTGCATATGCAGCCATGACCTGATCGCGATCAAGCCCCTGGGACTCAGCCCACTCAATCGCCATATCGCCAACGAGTTTGCTGTATACCCTTACCAGATCAGAGCTAGTCAAACCCTGATCTGACAACCAATCCAGCACCCATGTGCGATCGAATCCGAGAAATTCCCGGATTTCTTGAATGAGAGCGCCGATTTCGTTGATGGTCTTGCCATTGCCATTACCGCCATTGCCACTGCCGACACCATTACCGTCGGTATCCTCATCTGCGGTAATGCACAGAATAGAACAAATGCTGTATCGCCTTCCGTACGTGATGGCAGCACCCATTTTCTGAGCATCCAGCCCAGAAGGAAGAAGATAAGACGAATAAATTGACTGCCCACTCTCGTGGTAGAGAGTGGTGATAAGCTTACCCTCGTCGAGGGTTTGCACGACTGCCAAGCCGTGCCGACACAGGCACGGCACTACAGAGTCCAAAATGCTATCAAGGGAAGCGTACCTAACCCCCTTGAACGCGGGATTGAGTTTATCTTTAGGGATCTTTGGGAACTCCGATCGCGCCCTGATTAGGGCTTTTATGAGTTCATTCATTTTCTGGGAACTCCTTATAGAATTGGCCTAATAATTTAGAACCGCCGGCTTTAGAGGTTCTGCCTCCAACTTGCTTAAAGAAAAATGCCACGCCAGCTTTTTGACATTGATCGCGAATATCCTCAGCCCATTCCATTTTCATTGGGCGATGCTTAAGCCCAGATTCTCCACCCACTATCACCCAGTGGATATCTTTTAAGTCAAGATTCAATGAACCTAAAAGTGGTTCACAGGAAAGAAACCGCACCGATGCAGGTACTTGACGTAGTAAGTCAATCCGATGGACGTAGTTCTGGTTTTCCACCGACACACCCATCCAAATATTTTTATGAAATACTAAGCTAGGAGCTAACTCAACTAGTCGTTCAGGTCTTTTTGTCAATATTTGATATGTGTGCCGGGGTGTGGCTTCAGCCACCGCAAAGACATCTTGAATGAACTCAATATGTACTTTTTCATGGAACAGGTCGCTCATTGAATTGACAAATATTTTGCTAGGCTTTCGCCACTTCAATGGTTCTGCGAGCCTTTCTGGATGTAATGTTAAATCAAACCCATTCTTAAAATTATCAGGAAAACGCCGAGTTACTTCCTCAGCGTAACAGTGAGCGCATCCCGGACTTATTTTGTTGCACCCAGTTACTGGGTTCCATGTCTTATCAGTCCACTCAATTCCTGTGCTGGTACTAGACATTACTCCTACTCCTATAAAAATGCGATCGCACCATTCACGACGTGCGATCGCGTGAACTATTTATCTATCTTTTGGCGGACGACCGCCATCTAATGGCGGTTTAGGGTCTTCAAGACAAAGACATTGGAATTCGAGACAAACGAGATGATAGCTTTTAGCAAAGCTATCAAATTTCATACACCACCCTTTAATCTGTTCCAAGGAACGGGGTTGGAACAGATTACATGAGTCACAAGTTGCTGCTGCTGATATCATAAGATTAGATTAGGTCATCAAGGCGATCGCGTAGACAAGTAATGAACGCGATCGCTTTTTTGCACTCTTATACTGTACACTGACAGTTAGCAGTTGTCAAGGGGTGTTAGTAAAAAATTTAGTAAAAAAATATTTTATTTTTTTTAGATACTGTACACTGGTGGTTAGCAGTGTTATGGTAAGCATATGATAATCAGGCAAGTCAGGGAAGTGATCGCGCCAGAGCTTCCCGGAATTCTAAAAGAGGCGAGGCGTAAAAAAGGGATGAGTTTTTTAGCCCTGGCGCGTACCACTGGGATATCCCGTGGAAGCCTTCAAAAGTTTGAATCTGGTAAAGCGATCGCGATCGCTTTACCAACCTTGGAGAAAATCTCTAAGGCACTAGATATTAAAATCGATTGGAGAAACTATGAAACTTTTTGATTTACTAATGAGAGGCTTTCCCTACGACAACAATGTGGCAGTCTTTGCCACAACCGACAAGAAAGGAAAATTTTATCCTGAGTCAGAATCGTGTTTAAGCCAGACAGATATGGAAAACGGGGGACTTCCGGGATCTTATGAGCAATTCGAGCGATGTGATGTAATCACCGACTTCATCGATAATTACATCGGTGAAGAAGACATCGTTGACTTCCTCCGAGAGGATACAAAATTGGATGCGATCAGAGAACTGATAGCCCAAATAAATGCGGAAAAGCCGATCCGGATATGCCCGGATCTGCCAGAGGTGGTTAGAAGGATGATCACGCTTTAAGCTTCCATCAGTCTTAAATAGCTCCTGTAAAAATTTACAGGAGCTATTTTTTATGGCGGATCAACCAACTGAAGCCGATTCTGGAAAATTAACACAATAGCTTTTTACTATATAGAAGAGAGATCCTCACTCTTTAATTAATTTATTTAAATAAGAAAGAAATAAATTCAATTCAAGAAAAAGATATTGTGACAAAAACCAAAAAACGGCATCAGTGCTGAACTGGATGTGATATAGTAAAAAGTAAGCGCCCTGTGAAAACAGAGCGCTTACGAACTTACACAAAATGATCTGAACAGTTTATATCATGACTATCATAACACAGATCCTCACAACTGAACAAATTAAAGAGACGGAACAAGAGGCGATCGCATTTGCCGCCACCCGCACGGATCGCCAGATTCTAACAATGATGGCAACTCTAAATGCCTATGCCTGGAGGGCTGCCATAGATTACGGTGCTATCAAAGCCGATGAATCGGGTCACACGACCATCCAGTATGAGAATTGGAAAAAATTGTTAAATGCCTCGGCGCGCGGGGGAATTAAGATAATGGTGGCTGTAAAGTACTTGGCTACCTACATAAAAAGATTTTGGCGGGGAGCTTTCCACACCAGACCGACAATGATGACTTACCGTGAATACCTCGTAGCCTTTGGATTGTTTACGTACGATCGCGATCGCCCCCAACATACAGTATTGCCGCCGGAGTTGGAGGGTGTGGATTTTTGTAAGATGCTCATTATATATAGGGTTTTAGATCGCATCCTACGGGAGCGGGTAGCTAGAAAAAATAACTATAGTGAGGATGCAGCATTTGATTTTCTTCCCAAGCATGGGGGAATGTCGATGATTATCATGTACGATGCTTTATTTGCTGGAAGTAGTGATTTTCAAGGGAATTATCAAGAAGAAAAGAATATAGCGATCGCCTTTGCGGAGACCGCGCCCCTGCCACCCATTCAGTGGAGTTACCCTAAGTTCACGACTTTATGTCGCAGAGCTTGGCAGAAGCTTTTACAAAGAAGTGGATACTTCAATAGATGGGAGCAGCAGCTAGAATTATGCACCACGTAAACGAAATATTGAATGAATCAGTAACAAAATATGGCATATCCGCTATTTATGCCTTATTTTCCGGTGGGCATGATTCATTGACGAATACTCACCTAACAGCCAAGCACCCTTTATTTGCCGGGGTGCTGCATATTGATACAGGTATTGGCATTCCTCAAACTCAAGATTTTGTACGTGCTACCTGCGATCGCTATGGCTGGGAGCTACAAATTTATAAGGCTACAGAATATATCAATGGCAAGGGGCAACTACAGCCACAAATATATAGGGATATGGTGCTGGAATATGGATTTCCTGGTCCTTCGCTTCACCAAAAAATGTACGATCGCCTTAAAGCCTTGCCACTAGCGCATTTTATTAGAGATTGGCGCAAGATAAATGGTAAAAAAATCATAGGTTTATCCACTGGGGCAAGAAAAGAAGAGAGCCGCCGACGGGCTGCATTTATGAATAAAAATCTTAATAATTATCGCAAAGATGGGAGAAAAATCTGGATAAATCCTATTGCGGATTGGCTTGATGATGATTGCGATCGCTACATCAAAGAAAATAATCTGCCAAGGAATCCGGTAAAAGATAATCTTTGTATGAGTGGTGAGTGCCTGTGTGGAGCCTATGCACAGCCACGGGAATTGCAGCAAATAGAATTTTTCTATCCAGAGGTAGGGGCTAGGATTCGGGCATTAGAGGAAGAAGTAAAAACTAAATTCCCGTGGGGATGGGATGAGAAGCCCCCGGTATGGTGGGCTGAAAAAATCAAAGCTGAAAGATTAGAAGAGTATGGGCAAATAAATTTATTTAATCCCTTGTGTACATCTTGTAATTTACGGTATTTGCTCACAAAAGATGATTTAATGTATAAATGATGATTTTTAAAAAAAATTAGTATGCCAGAGATAGCCAGCTTAAAGGCTGCCATACAATCTTGTTGCTTAAGTTTCGTTGATGATGAGCTTTTGATAAATTGCTCATCCCTAGAAGCTTGGAAATTGCTGCTAAGGGGACAGCGGGTACTCCCTACCCTGATCATGCAACAATTTGAGCAAGTCACTGGACTTCGTAGGATAATAATATGTAAAGGAGAAGCAAGCGTGATCCTAACAGTGCCTCTCACGCTTCTACCAAACATGAACGAAACCAGTACTTTAGTACTGCCTAAAAAGCAATTATCACAATCTGATGTGATAATTGAGTGCCTAAAGTGTGAATCTGCATGCGGAATAGTCCGCATGAGCGATCACAAGGGGCTATTTTCAAATACTAGTATTTTTCTAGCTTCCAATGCCCACCCCAACGATTGGCTGGGCAGGAAGATGTCAGATTTTTGGATTGAATCGGAACTTGATGCCTACATCAAGCGCCTATCCAAGGATAGTGAATTAACCAACTATTCATACGTGGCGAGGCTTTTCAGTGGAGAAAATGCTCGTTTAACAGTGAATGCCCGGTTGGTGATTTTTAATGGTGAAATAGCTCGCATGGTGGAAACCGTGTCTCGCGAGCTACTAGTTTAATTTAAGTAAGGAAAGATTAAATTTAAATATTCCTGGTTTTCCTGCCCTTCGTGAGTAGGAATTTCTTTATGGCAGAATTTAGCCAAGCTTTCAGCAGTGCCGAATCTGCGTCCAGTTTCTGGGTTCACCAGCACGGACGATAAAAACCATAAGTCCTGCTCCATTTCGTCAGTTTGGTTTCCTGCCAGGATAATCAGCAGGTCTTGATAATTAATGCCGGATTTAATTACCAAGTCGTCGGCAGACATTTTGAGTAAATTGATTTTAATCAGATGGATGAGGGTATTCATCCTGATGTTTTTCAATAAATTCTCCGAGGCGATATCAATAAAATCGTAGATATCCAGTCCCCGCACTATGTCAGAAGCCGCGATCGCGGCCAAGGTGTTAAATTCCGGTGTCCCTTCATTCTTTTCAATCCGGTTGATTGTGCGGTAGCTGATCTTAAATCCTGTGGAAGCCGCGATCGCCGCTGCGGCTTGTCTGAGGGTGAGTCCCCTCGCTTCCCTCCCGGCTTGGATGACTTTACCCAGTTTCGCTAATCCCCTCTCTGTCCAGTACTTATTAATCATTCTTGCCTATTATCGATATTTTCTCTATTGTGCCTCATTGTTGGATATACAAACAGTATACGCAACAAAAAAAATATTTTTCTAAATTGTTCACAATGATGAACCTGTATGTTATAGTATGTTCAGTGTGAATCACAAAGAACAATGGACAAGCTAAACATCAGAAAACAACCGACTACTAGGATTCATCCCGGCGATCGCGCCAGGCTGAACGAATTAGCTTTAGTACTGGGGATTACCCAGTACGAGGCTCTAAGATTATGCCTCCGAGTGGGTTTTGCTTCCTTGGAAACAAACCCCCAAGGGTTGATGGGGGTTGAAATATGACTACTGAAGAAAGAGGCTCTGGAAGGATTGAGGTGATAGATATCACCCAACTTCTACCCCACTCCTTAAATGCTTCTATCTACGGGGCAGAGGAGGATGTCTCAGATTTAGTAGAAGCAATTACAGAAAGCGGGCATATAGATCCGCTCTCTGTAATTCAAGTTGGTGATAAAGGTGATAAATACCAAGTCCTGCGGGGACACCGCAGGCTACGAGCAGCCAAGCAGATGCAACTGGCAAAGCTGCCATGTACAGTCTTAGTAAACTTGACAGAAGAAGAAAAATTGGTCATTTTACTCACTGGAAATGTCCAGAGAGAAAAGACTATTGAAGTCAAAGTCCGCGAGGCTTGGCTTTGGGAAGAAATCTACAAAACCCAAGCCAAAGCCCGCATGGGCAAAAAAGGATCGGGGCAGGGTGCTGCCCGCGACCTCATAGCCAAGCAAGTGGGGCTTGGTTCTGGTGTGACTTATGAGCGCGCCAGCGCTGCGGTCAAAGCCATGGAAGGAAACCACCCCATGGCAGATCAGATAAAAGAGATTGTTACCAGCCCTACTGGTAAAGTCTCTAAAGCTTACAAATTAATCCAGGAAGATAAGGAAGAAAAAACTTTCACCTCTGTAGCAGCAGAGGTGAAGGACAAACAGAAGAAACTTGGACTGGGTACAAGTGATCAGGTTTTTCCTGATATTGAGCGCAACCAAGGAGATCCGAGAGAAATGGATACCCCCGTTGCCTGCTTACCGATTAAAAAGCCGGCGCAGCCAATGCCGGAAAAATACAAGGATATTCTTGTAAAGCTTAGAGACATTCAAGAGGAAGCGCGCGCGATCGCGAACTTCCTGGAAACCCGTGCTGAGTTCACAGACGATGCAGCACGGTTTGTAGATATGAGGGTTTCCGCAATGAAGACAAGGATATCTGCATTATGAAAAAGAATTTTAAGCCCCAATCACCACCGGGGCTGGTGGTGGCGCAGCAACCAAAACCGAACCTAATCGGTATGGATGGGTTCCCATGGCTCAAGCCAAGATACACCTGGGCAGATGCACCAGGGTGAGTGAAACTTGCCTATAGCGATGAGGTAACAATGAAAACAATAACAATGGTAGTCCCCAGCTACCTTGACGACTGGGGACTCAACCCCTATGAATTTCGTGTTTATTGCCGCATAGCCCGGCAGGCTGGTAAGTCGGGATGCCTTGAATCTATAGCATCTATGGCGCAGGCGTGCCTAATGGATGCCAAATCGGTGCGTAAAGCCATAAAAAGGTTGCTGGCAGATAAGCTAATCCGGGCGATCGCAGCACCGGGTAATCCTACCAGATATGAGCTTAATCCCATGGATGAATGGGAAGCTGCAAAGCGGGAACCCCTGCCAGATATGGTAGACCCCCCCTGCCAGATCCGGCATACCCCCCCTACCACATTAGGTAGCCCTACCCCTACCAGATCCGGCATACCCCCCCTACCAGATATGGTAGACCCCCCCTGCCAGATCCGGCATACCCCCCCTACCAGATCCGGCATACCCCCCCTGCCAGAAATCCCATCTAACAAGGATTTCTCAATGCCATCAGGATTTTCCCCACTTTCTGGAAAAAATCCAAGAACAGGAAAAGAGTATTTTCCTTGGCAAGGAATTCAGAATGGGCGCATTGCCAACAATCCTGAATTTTTGGAATTTGTAGCGCGATCGCTTACCTCCAAATACGACCATTACAAAAATCTACAACTCCGAGAGCTTCCCATTGAAATTAAAAATTATGTAAATCGCGCACAGCATGATTTACAGCGTGAGGAGACTATGTGGGAGTACTGGAATATTTTTACATCAAATCAAAAGGAATTCTTGCCTCAAACCATGAGTGTAAATGAGGTAAAAACAATCTCCGCTTTGGAGAAAATGACACAAAACCTAGTAAACAAAGGATACTGACATGACCCCTAGGGAATTTACAGAGGCAATGAGCTTGTTGGCGGTAGTTCACGGAGCAGAACAACCCCCATTTATTAATGCGGACATTGCGGAAGTTTGGTATGAGTACTTTAAACCCCGATGCACGGGGCAGACGTTCAAACGAGTCATTAAAAATTACTTAGCACATTGCCCGTGGATGCCCAAGTCTCCTAGCGATGTATGGAAGCTGTGGAGTGAGGAGCAGCGACCACCGGGGGAGAACTTTTTAGGGTATTCCCTGCCATCAAAGGAAGCCCGGCTAAAAGCAGAGCTAGATGATATGAGTTTGGAGCAGATGGAAGCCAACCGCCAGCGATTGGCACAGATGACACGCAAGCTTGTACAAAAAAAGAGCATGAAAATATGACGCTGCAAGATTACATCCTACTTTCTTTAGATATAGATTTCTTGATTTATTCCCTAGAAAAATCTTCAGATCCTATATCTACAATCAAGCTGAATTTTGCAAAGCAGCACGGCTACCATGTGCGGGATAAAATCCAAAAAATTGAAAAGCAAGTAAATCATTTGAATGCTTGCTACAAACTTTCAACAATTAAAGGAGAAAACAGTGTTTGACACCGACAATTACGAAACACCCAACCACATCGCCAAAGCAATGGCTAGTTTGATACTCCATAGCGATAAGAAAATTTTAGAACCATGTGCTGGAACTGGTCAAATTGCCCAGTTCTTGCCAGATTATGCTCACTGTAACGAAATCTTGTTTCACAGGTATGAGCATTTATCCTGTGTCGTCAAGAATGCCAGCAATAAAGATTTTTTATTAGATGAGTTTGAAAGCTACGACTTAATCATCACCAACCCTCCTTTTTCCCTGTGCCTGGAATTTATAGAAAAAGGGATTTATTTATTAAATAGGGATAATCCAAATGCCAGGTTAATTTTTCTCATGCCCCTAGACTGGAATTGTGCTAAAAGCAGAGCCAAAATATGGGCTTCTTTTGATGCACACATCCATCATGTGTATCGCATATCGCAGCGTGTAGATTACCTAATGAATGGTAAGCCATGCAGCCGCACCCAAAAAGTGAAGAATGGGGAGCCGGTGTTTAGTGCTGCTGGATCGCCAGTAATGATGTCCGGCAGGCAATGCTATGATGCTGTATTTGATATTCGTCCCGGCAAGCACTCACCCGCTACCACTTACTTATTATGAAAATCGGATCAATTTGTAGTGGCATGGGAATGGCTTTACATGGCTTAGGAGATCGCGTCTGGGGCATTGAGTATGATCCTGCCATAGCCGACATTTACCAAGCCAATCATGGCTTAGGTATTATTTGCAGTCCAGTAGAAAAAATAAGCCCGGATACCTTGGAAGATGTGGACTGCATAGTAGCCACGCCTTCATGTATCCGAGCCTCTAAAGCCAATTATAGCAATAGCCCAAAAACCAGGGAAACTAGCGATGATCTTAGTGTAGCATGGGCGATCGCTAACATTATCAGCAGAAAGCTCCCTAAGTTTTTCATCTTGGAAAACGTCCCAGGATACAAAACTTTTGAGAGCTACAACACGATCATCAAAACATTATACGCCAATCAGTATTATGTTCGTACTCAAAAACTAAATCTAAAAAATTTCGGCATAGCTCAAAGTCGCGATCGCATCTATGTAATGGCTGTCCGCAATGGTTTTTTTATGGATATCGTACCACCGAATAAAAATATGGGATGGTATGAAGCGATCGCGGATATAGTGGATACACTGCCAGATACAAAGCTGACTTCTTGGCAGCATCCCGTGGGTGATTGTTTATTTCGTAGGTGTGGGGCTAATAAATCCAACAATAGATTGTATGCCCCCCACGAACCAGTTTTCACCATCAGAGCCTATGGCAGAAAAGCAGGGGGACATTGGCATCAAGCCGATATCTCTATTGGTGGCAATTTCAAAGCACTAACACCCCAAGCTGAATTACGATTTTTTGGGGATAAAAAAACAGCCGACAAGATTAAATTGCCAACCTCCAAAGCCTTGGCTAGCGAGGTAGTAGGTAATGGCGCTAGTTGGGAGATCATGCAAATCTTACTAAATCACATGGTGAAAAAATGAAAAACATTGATCATCCATCTCATTACAATAGCGGCGAAATTGAGTGCATTGATGCGATCGCTTCGGCACTCACACCAGAAGAATTAGCTGGGTTCATTAAGGGCAATGTTGTCAAGTACCTATGGCGCTCCAATTCCAAAGGTAAACTAGAGGATTTAGAAAAAGCTGAATGGTACTTAAAATGGTATTTGCAAAAAAAACGATGACTGACTAACTAAAAAAAACCCTGTAATCGCTCGCTGATTACAGGGCAGGCATTAAACACAAAAGAAAAAGACAAATCTAACATATTTACAATCCCCCCCTTGCGAGGGATTGTTACCCCCATTATATCACAGCTTCACACCGTGGCAACAGTGATCGCTTGGGGCTGATTTTGATATTTGCCAGAGCGATCGGCGTAAGTGGTTTGGCATGGTTCTCCTTCTAAAAATAGAAGCTGTATCACCCCTTCATTAGCATAGATGCGACAATCAGCACTGGAAGCGTTGCTAAATTCCAGGGTTAAAAATCCTTCCCATGAGGCTTCCGCTGGGGTGATGTTTGCAATTATCCCACACCGTGCCATGGTTGATTTGCCAGTACAAATAACTGTGATATTGGCAGGTACGCACAACCTTTCTAAAGAGACACCCAAAGCGTAGGAGTTAGCAGGGATAATAAAAAACGATCCATCTTCATCTGTCCGCAGGGTGGCAGGTTCTAGGTTGTCAGGGTTAAACCGTTTAGGGTTAACAATCGTCCCTGGAATATGCCTAAAAATGCGAAAGTCTGTAGGAGCCAACCTTAAATCATAGCCATAGCTAGACAAGCCATAACTAATAACTCGCCTATCTTCAACCATCCGCACCATAGAACCTTCAAAGGGCGCGATCATCCCTTGTTTGGCTTGTTCAATAATCCATTTATCGTTTTTCAGCATTAGTAAGTTAGTAAAAACGTTTCTAATTCTTTTAAAAAAGTTTTCAGCAAGTCAGGAGGTACTGGATACTTCTTGTCATCTGGAATCTTCCTATCCCATTCCCGCCAGTCAATTTCTAATTCTGTTGCCACCTTGCCATCAAGACTTACGTCACCCGGAGCTAAAACCCGGAATGACAAGCCATAATCTCTAATGGTGTCAGCTACCCTCTCAGGTAGATTAGTTAGGAGTGACTCCACAAACATGGAATTATTACGGTAAACTGCCCAAGCGATCAGAGTTTTAATCCATCCCTCGTCTGATAGATCATCTAAAATCGTCCTACCTCGATACATTGCTCTTTGGAGAGCAATGACCGCTTTGATTTTCTCGTTTACAATTTCCACCTGCATAATAAAGCAGCAACAATTATTATTCTACCAATTATCACTGCTTTATAGCATCCTGCAAGTTTTTCCAAAATTCTGGTGATGTCCCCAAAACTTGAGAAAGTTCCATGGCTACGTCGGTGGTAATTTGCTTATTTCCACAAATAATTTCATCAATGTTTTGCCGATCGCACCCCATAAAATCGGCTAGGTCTTTCCGTGTCCATCCCCGCGCTTCTAGTTCTCGATTTAAAATTCTCCCTAGACTTGGTGATCTTGCAGGTTTTTGGTTCATGTGTTTAACATTGCTAGGCTTTGACTTTGCTTGTACCTCCACTTCCAATGCGATCGCTTGACCCTCATGTACACACCTTTGTACCAGATATCTGGGATAAAACCACTAACCTTGATTTCCATACAACAATTCTAATTGCTCCGTAGGGTTGTCTTTATGCCAAGCGTCCACGCGATCGCAGATCATTTGATAATATTCTGGATGCTGTTCAATGCAGATATAATTCCTATTTGTTTCCAGACACGCGATCGCGGTTGTGCCACTGCCAGCAAATGGGTCAAGTACAATCATGTTTTCATTAGTTGTAAATTCTATCAGTGGCTTGAATAAACTAATGGGTTTCTGTGATGGATGCTCGGTTTTTTCTTTGTGTTTCATCGTTGTTTTATTGGGTGCTTCAATAACATTTGTCTGGTATCGCCATCCCTCATTATTTTGTATATATCCTTGCTTAGTCCACGCACTTGTATTTGCTCTAGATAAACTATCTTTACCATCTCGCAAATATCCAGTATTGTTTTGTTTTTTAATATAAGGTTTACCAGGAACCATCAACTTATTAAAAACTAAATTACTTATTTTGTGTTTTGGGTGAGCAAAAACGCCATAAAGCTCTGATTTACTCATAGGCTTTTTGGCAGTAGCAGTTCTCATTGTTCCTTGTGGCTTGAGCCACACACCAGTCCATCTGGTATTAAATACCGTGGACATCTTGGCTAACAACTCGAATGATCCGAATGAGATTAAAAAGCCATCGGGTTTACATACTCTCAAGCACAGTTGCAGCCAAGCATCAACATCAAAGCCAACCTTGTCAAAGAATAAATCGGTAGTCATGTAAGGCGGGTCTGTTAGGATTAGATCCGCGAAATTATCTGGCAGTGTGGGTAGGATATCAAAACAATTACCGTGCAAAATTTGAGATTTCATAATATATTCAGTTAGTAGCCCATGGAGTAACTTAAATGTACGGTAAACCAATACTAGATTTTATTGAGAAGAACTGGAATAATTCAACCAAATTAAGTCACTTAATAGATAGAACTATTCTCACAGAAGATGGTGTTTTTAGCCATCATTTTAAGAAGAAACTTGAGCCATTTAGTCCCGCTGAATGGGTAGAAATTGAAGTAATTAACTCCAAAATTACCCGGATTAGAACTTTTGCTGGACTGTGGAGTAATTACGGCTACCAGGGAACACAAATATTTGATATTAAAGTTAATTCCCTGGTTGACCCCTTAACTGACTAAGGCAACAAGCACTTGTCAGAGTCGCAGCCAATGGGTCCGGCTTCTGTTGCATCACCAAAATCGTGACGACGTAACAGAGCCTGGAAGTCATTACTAATACGTCTGTTCTCTACCTCTTGAATTAATGCAAGATAGGTATTTTTATTAATCGGCTCAAAAGGCATTCTAGGGAAGGATTGTAAATCATCAAATCTCGCTAAGATAGCAGCCGAGATATACCCCTCATCTTCCTTGATAGCTTCATAAATCCGCTTACCTAGGGTTTCCACCTCGTGCGATCGCACCTCTATAGTTGCAGAGGTATTGTGGGTTGTGTACCACTTTTGCACCTGCATATAAAAGTCAAATTGAGCCAATGCAGAAAACTTAGAAATATCGATGTTATCAGCCCCCGGCAGGTCAGCCCAAGATACAGCCACGGGAATTTCCACTAACCACTCAGACACCCTTGGATCATGGGGGTCATTGAGTAGCACACCGTTATCGTCTTTATCTGATTGAGAAGGAATAACGTTGTAGCCATAGTCGATGCAGGCTAAAGCCACCGGGTCATTTTTTCTAAAGGTAATGCGACGAATAAATCTTTGAGCCTTTGGAGGATGCCAGCCTGGACTAGCACCGGTTAAAAGTGATTTTGTGCCACTAGGTTGTACAGTAGTGCATCGGTTGGGGCGCTTGAGGTTATGGCGATCGCAATAATCCCAAACAACCGTATGCACTAGCTCCTTCCATCTTCCTAAATAAGCCGATTCTTTTAGTTTAAAATCTTGTCCCTCTGGTGTATCTGGTCTCCCATCTTGCCACCAATTAAGCCACCCCACACCGAAAGCATTAACAAAAAAGTCAAACAATCCAGTAAAGGATACCCCCACAATAGGATCCACTTGCCTGCTAAATTGATATCGTGGCTCGGTAAACTTATGATGTAGCAGGGTAGCAGCAGAAATAGCAGCAGCTTTAAAAGCTTGTGCTTGCTCTTGATGATCCAGGGGATGGATATTATTTAAATGAATTTCTGCCAAGTTGCAGTGGAAGTCACTACCGATAATTTCACCACAGGGATTTAATCCATAGCGCGCCAGTCTATGCTCTTTTTCGTGCTTTTTAAATCCTTCAAACTTAGGATCAAGCTGATCATCTTGATAATTGCGGATAAAGCGAGCCTTGTCTTCTGGTGTTACCAGAATATCCGCATTAGCACGAGCGATCGCCTCACCAGCCCACTGGATAGCTCCCTCACCCGTGTAATACTGAGATTCCACCGACTGTATACACTCTTCCAGGGTAGGTTTTTTGTGAAAAATCCTGGTATGGTTAGCCATACGCAGTACATCTCGCTCCGGGTCAATACGCCAATTGCCATGATCATCTTGCTGCCACAAATCTTTTTTAGCGATCGCGGCTTCATCATCAGTGCTAATAAATTGTCTCATACCAGCACTACGCCTAATATTCCCAGCCACCACAGCGATCGCGGCATGATCAATAAGCAAGCAGCACTCCACAGAAGTAAGCTTCCTGCCAATAGCACCATTAAGGATTTTGGCGATATTGATATACATATCCATCAGCTTTACCGGGTTAGCTACCCCGCCAAAGCCCTTTAATGGCTCCCCACTTGATCGAATATTCCCCAAGTCAATGGTTACTTTGCATTCCCCCGGTAAATCAGGGCTTGAAGACATCTGCAATAAACTAGTGTATGAGTCTACCCAACCTTGTCTGCTATCCCCCACAGTAATCACAATCTCTGCTTCAGTCTTCGTTATCCGTGCTTTGAGGGTCGTTCTTTCTTGCCTGCGATCGCTCGGTACTTCTCCTACTCTTGTTCCTAATACAACCTCTATGCGGTTGCGAATGACGGGCAATTTCACCGTATGCCGAGGCTCGATCACCGCACCGGTTCCCGAACCCATCATGGCTAAATTCATGATCAACCCAAAAGCCATCCAGTTGGATAGGGTGGTAGAAGTGCAATTGTAAGCCCCTGAATAATTGTTAGGATCCTTAATCCATTGTGTTCCTCCTACCCATAGCCATCTACCACTAGGTAGAGCTTTAAAATCTCGCTGCATCCTACTAATTAGTTTCACTTCGTCTGGCGCGAGATTTCCTAATTTAGCCATATCTTCAATAGTGCGATCGCACACGTCCATCCATGACTCACGTCCATTAGGCGTTTGACGGCTATAAGTCCTGAAAAATACTGGATTAGCTGTTGTTGTTAGCATTTTAATTAATTGCTGGTATTGGTTGCGGGCTTGGGATTGGCGGTTTAGGAGTTCTTGGCTTCAAAGGAATTACCTCGCCATAGGTATAAAAAACAAACATTGTTTTGCAGGATAAACTGTAAATATTTTACAATATTCTTAGGCTGTGGTGTTTTTTTTGATAACCACATTCTAAGGAGGCTTTTTATGAAGAAGGATAGCTATTTAGGCAAGGGATACAGCATATTTTTTGCCTGTATAGTTTTAATATTAATCTTCTCATCTTCCTTTCGTGTAGAAATTAATTTGTTTGAAGAGAAAGCTAAGATCAAAATTCAATTAGTGGAAGTAAACCAGAGCGTGGTCACCGTTGGGCTTATGGTTGTTTCGTGCTTACTTGGTTTACCCTCTGATGAAATAGCTCACAAAATTGCTACTCTCTTAGGATACAAAAAAGAAGAAGATTAATGATATACTCAAAATGTAGATGTTGCCCTCACTCACACTTACACCATGCGTTAGAGATCACCCGCCGTCGGGTGTTTTTTTTTATTGATAAAACACTTGTCATAATTAAATTCATGTGTTATCTTAAATATGAGAGTCAGACCCAGACACAGAACTAATCTATATACTAATTGTTATTGCTACGCTGATCAAACCAGCCCTTGCAATCACCACCCGCCTCCGGGTGGTTTTTTGTTGCTGTAAATTCATCCTTGTAAATTTTTACAAGAGCTATCCAATATTGTCATATTGATCTAAGATATCTAAGATAGAATAAGTTGAGGCACTGATCCACGCGTTCCACCCGCCTCCGGGTGGCTTCCTGTTTCATGATTAACCTAGAATCAATATATTTACAAGAAAAAGAAAATACTTATACTGCTCATGCAGCAGAAATTCATCTAGACAATAATTACTATGCCACCCTCTCAGAAAATCAACTTCCAGCCACCACCACAGCCCTGGTAGTGGAACAACCTTCTTCCCCAATTACCATTCCTGATGATTGGGCAATGGTCACCACCGTCTTGGTGAACGGACGGCTTTACACCCTAGCGGAAAATCCAGAAGCTCCGGTAAACGGTGAATTTGTTTACAATCCATTCACCCGAACCGTGGAAATATCCAGCGATCGCCCAGTCCGCTCCGTAATTGTTTACGGCTCCCAGCAAACCATCGACTTTTACCCACCATTGCTACCACCACCATATCCGGCTATATTCTACCTCCTACCTTTAACAGGTACGGTACAAATCGATCGCAAATTTGAAGAGCAACCATCAGCACAATTTCAATTTGAATCACGACTACCTAAGAGCTTTTTACAAAAAACATTCACACCTGGTAAGGAAATTGATTTATTCGGAATAGGCTTTAGAATTAATAATTGTCAAATTACCGAGGAACCCAGATCAATTCACCCGGATCGGCTTTGCAGGGTAAGCGTATCTTTAGGTTCTAAATGGGAAAATTATTTATCTGAATTATGTTTTTTACGAAGCAACGGTAAAAATCAACTGCCACTAGATCAACCGTTTTTAGATCCTGATTGTATCAACGAAATAGCACAGGAAACAGACAAGAACAAAACCACAAGCGTAAGCAGATTACTAGGTAAAATCAACATACCTTACAAAGGCGTAAGGCTAAAAGAAGTAGAAATTCCTTCAGATACTCCCATAGATGCAGTAGTTAATCCAGTGCAACTACTACAAGAGCGATTAAGGATCGCTCAAGCCTTTATCCGGTGGAGTAATTCCAGTGGAGTAGAAACCGTAAATTATAAAACTTCTGGCAATTGGGTATACACAGAGAACCAAATACGGAGCGCCGTGTCTACCAGCTACGACGCGATCGCTAAAGCCAATAAAAATACACTTAGCTTTACCAACATTAACCAGCCACCGCCAAACCCCAACACCTTTCCTAGTACCATAACAACCCCCAATCTGCAAGTATCAGCAAGTGACAATATAGCCTTAAATTTCGAGTACCCCAATACAGAGCTAACAGGTAAGTTTGCAGAGCCAAAAGAGAAAGAACCAGAGAAAGAAAAGAACCAAGACACCAAACCAAGATACGTAAAAAAAGACCTCAAAAGAGAGACACGCATAGATGGGGATGAGAGAGCCGATAGACCGTTAGAAGGCGTTACCTCCATTAGCACCATGAGCCTATGCTTTGATATTGGTGGGCAAACTAAAACACGCTCCATAATCACTGAAGAAGGCGGAGCCACAATAGAAACTGTAGATGAAACTTGGGGTTTCGCCTTCAGGGGAGTAGATATTTACGATGAAGAAAGAGAAAAGTACATGACCGGAAATGTCTATGGCTACTGGAAACGACTTAGATACATTAAGACCACATACAACTATGACCCTAACTTTGGTTACCTCCTGTCAACCAACATCACCGGGTACAACACCGTAAGATACAAGCAAGAATCAGCACAGAACCCCGAAACCATTGACCTAGAACCTGATGACCCTGACTATTCCCTGTATGATTTTTTCAGGATACCCATTACTGGCGGATCCCAGAGGCTCCTAAGATTAATGCCAGAATACACAAGCGCCAGTGACGACGACTTCTCCGAGAAATATAAAGTCTGCAACCGTGACGGTACAAGCTCCATCGAAACAGCCCTAAACCCTAATTACGCACCCCCTTATTATGTGGAGTACGAAAAAACAGAAACCGTTGGCTACCGTCGCCGACGTAATCCAGAAAATGACGATCGCGATCCCAACGAAGGCGATAAGCTCCTACCAGACTTAATCGTAGGGGAAGAATCTAACTATGAAGTTTTTACCCAGGTTACCCCAGCGGAATATGATTTTTACTTAGAGCTAGACAATGAAACTAGAACCATTGTGAGCAAAAGAGGCGAGCTAATCTCACCGCAAAAATTTGTGAAATTCACCAAAAAATTCAACGCTCAGGGACAAGCGATCGCCACCGCCGTAGAAGAAACATCCACAGAAGAAGGGACAGGAGAATTACCCCTAGCCCAGCGTCGCCCGGCTTTATATACCAAAGAAGAGCGAGACACGCCGGAGACCAAAAAAGACCCCGAACCCCAACAGCAACTATATAAATACCTAATCCAATCCTCCGGACACACAGCCCACGATCCCATCAATGGTAGCGAGAGCTTCCCCCTTGCAACCACATTCAACGAAGCGTTCTTGGCTGCAAAGTGCAAACTAGCCATAGAGAATTGGCGTAATGGCTTTCGTGAATCCCTAGAAATTGATGGCAACTTGCAAATCAAAGAAGGCGATCGCTTCAACTATTACTGTAATGGAGAATACCGCAGTCGGGTTGTGCTTAGTGCATCCACCACATTAAACATATTGGGTACGGTAGGGAGCGATCGCCGGATCACAGCCACAACATCACTGACATTAGGTAATTATGTTTTCCCAAACTTAAATTTTAGTAAAATCAAACTACCCAAAAAACCAAAACCCAAGGAAGTTAATTTTTTCCGATTCAACACCATAAATGATACTTTGGGACAAGTGAACTGGACAAGCATCCAAAGCCGACGTAATCCAAGATAACAACATGAACACCATAGAAGAAACCGCGAAACTCCTACACGACCTCCTACCACAGATTAAAAAACTAGAATCATCCATTGAAATCAAACTGCGTGGACAAGTGGTAAAACTTCCCATCCAACCCCAGCGATCACGTATCCAATCCAGGAATTACAAACAGTACCGATAATCAAAGATAAATACTAATAGCCTCAATTTCTATGCTTTCCGGGTCAATGGTTTGTCCCTCCTCTAACCCAACATCTTGGGGATTTACCGCATTATCTACCCCCAAAGCATCGATTTTTAAATTAATAAATTTCGGCTCCCCTTTTTGGCACTCATTCTCTACCACATTTAAAAGCCTTTTCTCCACACTAGCTTTAACTGGTTCAGTTTTAAGAATCTCTTTTAATCGTCGCCCGTCGATAAATTGTTCTAAATTGCAAATATAAAGCGTTTTGCCTTTAATATTAGCTCCGAGGTTGCTGATATAGTCATTAACGCATGGGTTGTCGCTAGAAACATAGCGATCGTAGGCAATGTAATCTGTTTGCCAGTTATTTCTAGTTGGAAGATTTGGTTTATTTAATAATTCTTCTTTTAATTTTCCGCTTGGCAACATCTCAAAACTTTTTATCTTACACCAAGGTTGAAGAGGCAAATTAACCTCCATATTTACGGTTTCTTTCCCCGCTGGTATTCTCAACAAAACGCGAGACTCCTGTGCTGCCAGAAAAAAGCGGTAAAAATCATCTGTTCTTAGTGATATTATTTTTTTAGTTTGATCATTTACTTTTAAATAATAATGCTTCATTACTGTTTGTATTGGTCTATCGACAGGCACACCTTCTATACTTAAACTGAATTCAGTAAACAAGGAACCTGTTAGCTTGCATTGAAAGTTGATTATTAAATAAATAAAATATACTTCATCCCTGGGTTCAAATTCTAGCGTAGTATTTAAAGAGTTTCCTTGGTATCTGGGGCTGTCTGATGCAAGTACGTTTACAGCTACAATCCATTCACCATCGCTAGAATTTACACTGCCATTAATTGTTAATTCCGTTCTTTCGTAAATAGCCAAGCCATAAGTTCTTGCTTGAAATTCATCCGTTGGAAAAGTCTCAACAGTTATTGAATTACTAAAATACGGTGGAATCTCGCTATCAATTGGCACACCGTTAACAGATACTTTTTTAACGTCAACGGCGGAAAAGATGGGACTATTAGCGATCGCTTCTTCACGAGAAGACCACCCCGGAAGTTGAGAACCGTGATCGTAGTTGTACTTCCATCCCTCGTATTCTTCTTCTTTTACTTCATAGCCGGAAGTCCTAATAAAGTAATAAGGCCTCCCCGCGCACAATTTTCGATATATAGATGTATCTGGAATATAGAACCATCTATCGCTACAAATACAGGGACGTTCTTCTTCCACAACCTCAGTGACACTGTACAGTATTGCCACTATTGGCTCTTTTTTGGCTTCACTCTGTACAGTCCTTCTGTAGCTGATTTGCCGGCTATTATTTACCTCACTCCTTACGTCACCGCCGGTAATATACCATTGTCCATCGTCAGCCAGGAAGCTCGTACATTCCCCCGGTGCTAAATCCTTAATGCAAGTACCTTGGATGCTTCCCTTTGATGTCTTGATCCAGATTTTTTCTCCAGCCCTACCCCCAGAAGTAGTACCACTGCGGATCTGGTTAAGTACGGTGTCTCCTAGTAGGTTTTGTATCTCTTGATCGCCAATCATAAGTATGTATCAGTTTCAGGATTAAAATTAGCCGTGTATCTCGCCACCCCTTTAGTCACTCGCACCCTTTCCATGTACCCAGCAAAAGGATCATGGTAGATATTACCACTTCTTCCAAGAATGAAATTCAAGCCATCGTAATTATCCGCAACATTGGCAGAAGTCAAGGGGATACCATTTAGAAAAATAGTAATTACTCCATTCAGCCTGGACATTGCTACATGATTCCATTGATTATTAATAATCGGTCCACCTGAAGCCTGTACCCCAAAATTATAGTAAACAACAGAAGATTCTAAAATATACAATCCTTTTTCAGTCCAGTCTCCTGAAATAATTACCGCCTGTAAGTTGCTACCGCCAGTCCGGAATAGCCATAATTCCGCGGTAAAATCACCAGTCCCTAGCGCTAAATCCAGACTATTTGCAGTACTTAACCTGGATGAATTAAATAAAATACTGCTAGTCCCCAATCTTGATTGATCGCCAGAAATAATAGCTGGATTCAATCCATTATTATTAATAACTTTTGGGGTCTGAGAGCTATCAATAATACTTGCACTACCAATAACCCCCTCTCCCTTCAAAAACAAAACCACATTATCGGCATAAGGATCATTGCCACCACCGCCACCACCGGGCTGAATGAAATTAACACCTACAGGAAAAAACATAACCATGCTACACCTCCACCGCGATCGGAAATAAGGTAATAGCTGATGCACTTCTAGCTACACCTGTAAGAATATTTCTTTTCCCTGGATTGACATTAATACTTGAATTATCGCCAGCTAGTCGTTTAAAAATGGAATTTAAATTAACAGCATACCCCGTCGCATCTTGAATCAGATAAATAATATATGTAGCACCTGGTTGGATATTACTAATAGTTAAATCTGTAACCACACCTGTAATAGTATGACTAAAGATATTCCCAGAGCCACCATTTAGTACCACATTACCACTGCCAGAGCTAGTAATAATACTACCGGATTGAGCCGCGGTAAATTGTTGAGCCGCGGTAGTAAAAGCAACCTTGTTAATCGCGCCATTGCTACCCAGCCTAGCGTGTAGTTCATTGTTTTTATTGTATATTTTGATTTCACTATCAGTACTTGGATCTACCCCGGTGGGAATTACACCTAATTCAGGAGCAGCGCTCACGCTCCCCGCAGCCCCTGTTGCCCCTTCTACACCACCACTGGAAACACGACTATTACTAATTATCGAGCTACCAGCGATCGCATTACCAGTGGCTCCTGTATTTTCAATAGTAACGGAATCACTAGCGACACCAGTCACCTTGTAGTACCCACCGCCACTGACAAAAATAGTTTGTCCCACGGAGATCCAGTCTGAGTTGCCGACAAACAATACCCCACTACTCCCGATGGCAGGCTGGATAAAATTATTAGTGGTGTTTGTAAACGCACCTTGTCCTACAGCCCCCGTTGCACCTGTAGCACCAGTTGCACCCGTCGCGCCAGTTGCGCCTTGGATACCCCCGCTAGAAATACTCCGTCCGGTTGCAGCGATCGCACCTGGTAAAGCATTTCCCGTATAGCCTAAATTTTTAATCTCAACAGATGTACTACTGGGCTTGGATACAACAGAATAATACCCACCATCCTGGACATAAACGATCATCCCAGTAGCCATCCAATCGCTATTACCCACCGAAGCCGTGACATTAGCATTAACCGCAGGCTGGGTAAACCCACTAGTAGTTGCGGTATATCCAGCACTACCTGGTAATCCAGCAATCCCACCGGGACTTACCCCCTTACCTGCGGCTATTAATTCATAATAATTACCATTACCAGGATGTCCATCATTTTGAAGAATCAAGGATGATGAATTAGGTTTACTCGCAACTACAAAACTTCCAGCATCTTGAATATAAACGAATTGTCCAACAACGGCCCAATCTGAATTACCGACAGCCACCGAGACCGTAGTCCCAATAGCAGGAATTACAAAAGAGCCTGTAGTTATAGTGAATGCGTTAATTCCATCCGTACCATCCGTACCATCCGTACCATCCGTACCATTTGTACCGTTTACGCCATTTGCACCATCAGCACCCCTAGGTATACTGAAAGTCAAGTACACCTGGTTACTCGATCCAGACTGTGCTACCGTAGCTTGAGACCCCGGTGCTAGAGTCAGTACATCAGGGTTTACAGCCACACTCGCTGGCTGAAAATCCCCATCCCATTCTCTGATACAGTCCGCAGCGACATGAGATATGGATGTAATTTGATTCCCGTTGTACTGGAAAGAATAGGCGATCCTAAAATTAGTTGTCGGGAAGTTACCAGCGATCGCGGTAGGTGTAGGGATAGTTGCAGCAAATAGAGAAAAATCAGCACTAGCCACAGGTAGACTAGCCACAGTACCAGACTCCCAGTCGATAATCTCAAACACTTGAGTAGTATTACCGGGAACCACCGAGAATCCAGAGAATTTCTTAATTTCTAAAGTATCTTGCCTCTGGATATAAAAATTAATCCCAAAAGCATTAAAAACAGCCTTATCACTTCCAGCCAAAACATCAGGATAGTCATCCCTTACAGCCACCGGGAAAGTAATAGAAATTGAAAAACCACCACCACTTAAGTAACTACTAAAGCTCCCAGCCACACTCTCCCCAGCCACCGTTCCGACGATTGCCCGGATAGCTTCAGCCTCGGTTGGTTGATAGCTTGGCAACGCAGTAAACACCGCAGCATTACCATTAATAATTACCTTTTGTCCTGCCAAATTAGCAGACAAATTCCCATAGGTACGCCGTGGCTTAATAGGAAAATCATAAGATGCAACGATAGCCGCACCCCGTAGCACATCATAAGTCAATCCCGTATTAGGTACTACCCTGTACTTATCCCCCAAATCGTAAATAATCCCTCTTTTAGATAAGTCCCCATCAATAGATAACAGCTTTCCCAGGGGGTTGTAGTCACCCGATCGCGTCCGAGTCACCGGGATTACACCAATTACCGCCTTGGGTGTCACTTCATTATTAAGCTCTGCAACGCTAAAAAATGGCTTGACTGCTAGAGCGATCGCTTCCCCCGGTTGCAGATCATCAATGGTTATAAATGGTGTTTCTAGCCTTGGCGACCAGGGAATAAAAGCCCCTAGATTAGGAAAATTTCTACCCTCCACATCGGTAGTACGGTAAGTTCCATCACCCCTGACAAAACCATCAAACCGCACCAAAAACAAACTACTCAGCAAGTCAGGCGATCGCTTGTTGTTATATTCCAGTTCAACACCAAATTCAGTACCCGCGGGTAAAACCACAGTCTGATCATTGTAGATAAAATACCGAGCTTCCCATGTGGGTTCATACTTACCTAGGGTAGTTCCTGGATATGGTGGTGTAGGTATTACAGTAGTTCCCGTGGGATTTACTTCACTTAGCGGGCGATCGCTACCCACCGCATCACTATCTGGATTCCCCACATAGGTAGAAGCACCCCCCACCTGTACCCATTGACCAAAATCAACGCCAATCACAAAATCACTCACAGGCAACTCTGAATCAGCCCGATACTCCAACCACCGGGATTGATTAGTCACCCACCGTACCTGTCCATCTATGCGATCGCTCCCAGTAGGTAAGCTCGCGATGGTAGCCACTGAGGGAGCCAAGGCAATATGAGCATTCCGTGATAATTCAATGGTCGCTGGTAAATCCACCTTAGTGGTTTGCTTGTCGTAACCCAAGCCGTACTTGTAGCCGTGATACCTAGCGATTTGCACATGAGTACTAGGATCCGCAGTAGTTCCAGCGCTAACAACAAAATAGTGGACATCCCAAGCTGGTTTGCTAACACTTGCAGGGATGGTAATAATAATTTTTTGATTAGCAGCATAACTAACTACACTGGATACCGCCGGAGCATTAAACCCCACCCGATTTTGTAATTGAAATGATAAATATAAATTCCCCCCGGTGGTTAGCTCGCCGCCGGACACCACAGCAACCTGAAAAGCTGGGCAATTAGTACCTACCCCTGCATACCTAGCGATCGCCATGGCTTACCTCCATTCATATAAATTCCCTAATCATATACTAAGGTGCGGGAGCATTTTTGTATGGGTGATCAGAAGGTAGCCTGCCAGCAATTCCCCACTTATGGGTTAAATCGCTTTCCATTAATTGTCTTTCTTGGTCTGATAGATTGCGATTAAAAAATACAATTTCTCGGATAGAGCCTACAAATTCAAATCCAGAATTAACTCCCCCAATTTGAACATTACCTAGCGACCAAGAGAAAGCACCGGAACTGACAGAAGTAATAAATTCGCCATCCCTGTAATACCTCATGCTTATTCCCGTATGGCTAACGTAAATCATAGAAAGAGTCGAGACTGGAACATTAAGGGCAATACTGTTGCCCCCATGTCTAACCCATGATCCTAAACTTAAATTTCCTATTCTGCCACCAGAACCAGGGGCAGCATCAAATAAACCCATTAAATAAGTATGATCAAAAACAAAGAACACATCTAATATATCGCCAGGGTCTGCCATGTCCGGGAACCGCAATCTATTATTAGTGAATACTACCTTTTTGTCTACTGCATTGTATACTGGTTCTCTTCCTGAAGTTATAGCCACAGCATGATAGTTGTTACCACTTACATCATTCCATTGAGTAATTAAGTTCCCAGATAACTGGAAAGTATTTGTATTGGCAGCGTCCAGGTGTAAAAATGCGCTGTACCTTAAAGCTTTAACAATGGATGCAGTCGCTGTACTTGTACCGATAGTAGAATTAACAGGATTCATCAACCTAACAAGCAACTGTCTGTAACTATTTGCCTTAGTTGCGATCACCAAATTATAGGGATTAGCCGAAAAATCAATACTTCCAGATGGGTATACATCCCCCACAAAATCCGAGGATATAGCAGGGTCGCTTCCAGCGCCTTCTACCGCATAGTTGATGGAAGAAATACCATAGGGTGTGTGACGCTTCACTTCAAAAGTAATGCGCTGCTCTCTAGCATTTCCTACATCAACAATTTGATAGGAAATATATTTAATGATTATGTAGTTATCAGTAGGAGGCATATCTTTATAAGGATGTGTAGAATTTAAGATACTTCCATTGAATCCCCATTTATATGCTAATCGTGCCTCCAATAATTGTCTTTGCTCTGTTGAGGGGATGGAACGAAGTATTATTAACTCGTATAACAAAAAAGAATTATGTTCAGTTTCTGAGATCCCGTTAGCGTCCCTAGCTCCTATCAAAAATCTAATATTATTAGATCCGCCGGAAGTTGAGTAAGCTCTTAAGGATGATATAATACCGTTCCTGTGAATAAAATGCCCATTCCCATCATCAATAATCTGTCCGCATATCATAGGACTTTCTGCTTCCGCAGAAGCATAAGACAAAGATTGTGCGCTACCAGTACCAATCTCATCTCTGTACCCAGTAATAGAAGTACTGCTAGTGGCAACTACTCTATACCTACCACTATTTGAGGTATTACTATGTTTGCCAAAAATAGCCCCGCTGTATATACTCGTATTTATACGACTAATAACAGCAATAGAGTATAAATCTTGCCCATTTAAATCTAATAAATTGGAATCTCCACAACTCAAAAAATGCAATACCGAAGCATCAAAATAGACATAATTCGTCGATTGGTAATAATAAGGTTGGCGAGCAGGATTAGTCTGTACTGCATGAATATTATTCCCGCTCAAATCTTTAATTTGAGATACACCTTTAGGATTTGAAGTACCATTGAGAGTCAAATTGTTAACTGAAGCATCAAGCCATAAAGTAGGACTTAGATCCCTTATATAAAAATCAATTTTCACTTTCTTGATTTTTCTAAGCAACCGCCCGCGACCATTGCTATTCAATAACATTAATTCAAAACTCCTTGTACCTCAAAACTTGATACTGGATAAATCCCCAACTGCTGCGATCTAGATTCACCCTTAATATATTGCTGATATCCAGGATCATCTTCTGTTGCTTCCAAAAGTACTTGAATCTTACTGGCAGATTCAGCGCTAATCAATCCCTGAACAATCATCAAATAAGCCATTAAATTATCCTTGCTCCTCAGATCAACGCTAAGTCTGATGTCAGAGACTAGATTAGGGATTTTATATAATTCCAGTGCTTCCCCAGGAGTTAAAGCACCAAACAGATCCAGCATTTCAGGGCATTTCCACACCTTACCTTGTGGTAGAGGATTCAAAATCAGAGGCTGATAATTCAATTGATTTGCGATCGCTTGGTAATCTTGTGAATCAACTAAATCCGCATACTGCTCATTTTGTAGTTCGGTTTTTAAAATCTCATTTTTCATAATTAAACAGCCTCCACTCGATATCTACCAGATACAAAAAACTCAACAGCATTAGATAAATTAACAATAAAAGCAGTATTAACTGGCAACTCTAACTCCTTCCAGTAATCAAAGCTTTGAATAACCCCATCACCTTCATCGGGACATTTAAGGCGATCAATAATAGTAGCTCCCTTCTTAATTAGCACCACGGTACTGGTAGTGCTATTATTTTGTATTTTGTATTCTGAAATCACCAATCGGAAACCAGCGCCCGGACTAGCGATCACTGTATTATCCCCAGAAGTAGAAAACAACGTAGTAGGGAAATCCAAATAATTCCTAGTAGTGATGCCGCCGGAAGTTTTCAAGCTCCCATTAACAATCAGCCCATCGATAGTATTATCCAACTCGATCAGCTTAGTAGAAATTGACCCTAGAGTAGTTTGAGTAGCCAAACCATCCAACTTTGTAGAGATAGTCCCCAAAGTGTCTAGCTTTGTAGATGCACTGGTTAAAGTAGTTTCTCTGGCAACCACACCACCTAGATTATTTACAGATATCGTAATATTATCTAACTTCGTGGATGCACTGGTTAAAGTGGCTTGAGTAGCCAACCCATCCAACTTTGTGGAGATCGTATTTAAAGTATCCAGTTTCGTGGATGCACCAACTAAGGTGTTTTCTTTAGCCAACAAAGAAACATCGATCGCTACCTCAATTCCCCCAACAATTAATTCTCCCGTCTCTTCAATAGCGATCGCCTTTACATCCCCCGCCGCCGTCACACCACCAATTAAAGTAGTCGATATAGTCCCTGTTTTGTCGTTGCCATTTTCAAAAGTAGTCATTACTTTAATCTCAACTTAGATTCAGTAAACCCAATATTCCAATTATCTTTAAAATAATCCTGATTATAGCTCAATCCGGGTAATCCATCCACTGTCATCTGCCCAAACCGAACGGTAGCCCGTTTATTTTGATAAGTTATGTATTCGTTGGGTTCTACCCCGCAAAAATCAATTACTTTTACAGGGAAAAATTGATTGTATTTGGATGATTCAGAGATGAGAATCAACCGATAAATCACATCAAAAATCACCCGCTCTTTTTGAAGAATCGTCGCCTTAAAACCACGTTGTACAGTACTAGCAGCGTATCCCATACCATTAAAAGTAGGCTTCAATCCCTCATTCCCAAGGTTATTACTCTCTAAGGCATAATCTGGAAATAATCTCAGGTATACATAGTCTTCCCCGTCGGTGTGGTACAGAGTCGGATCAAACAGGTAAAACCAAGTGGAGGGTATGGCTAAAGCTTCAATTACAGCAATGGGTGTGAGGATCATAATTGGTTGCCTCGCCCATTCCCCTAAACACTTTTGCGCATTGACAATCAAATCCCTAGTACTCATAGCTCATGTAAATATTTTCATGGGTGATTATTTTTGCTGTACCTTCAATAGTATATCTTTCAACTCACTTCTGATTTGATTAACCACAGTGTTTCCAGCCGACTTATCAGCGCTGTTGAAATTATTAGTAATATTGGCTGTAACCTCCACTTGATTGGGGCTTCCTAACCTGTCCACCAATTCATCTAATTTCTGAATAGCACCTACAATCGTCTGTTGCCCCTGCTTAGTTAAATCCTGGGGTGAGGTTTTGTTAGGCATTTGATAGCCAAATTCTGCAAATCTAGAAAGCTGGTTTTTTCTGAATTGCTCAAAATCTGGGAATTGCAATTGAACAGGCGAGGGAGTTCTTACCCCTAGCCTACCAAGCACGCCCCTAGCAAGTTCCTCTTGATATGGTGTTAGGGCATAACCCCTTTGTTGATCCGCAAAAGCCTTCAAAGCATCCCGTCCTTGTCTACCTAGGGAGCTTTGGAGTAACTCATCCCTGGTACGCCGCATAATCGACCTTTTACCCGTAGCAGTTGCAAACTCAACTCGTGCTTGACTTCTTTGGAAGTCTGCGTTTTGCTTAAACTGTTGCTTTTCTATTTCTGCCAACACTCTTTGGTTAGCAACTTGCCTGTTAAGTAAAGCCCCTGCATATTGTGTCGCGATCGCTTCCTCTACTTTTGCCTGTACATTTAGTTGCGCAGCTTGTACTTGCTGTGGTGTTGCCTTGGGGTCAAGTTGCACTGATGCTAAATCAGCTTGTGCCTGAGCGATCGCAGCTTTACTATTAGCTACAGCCACCCGGTTTCTAATTTTTTCCTGTTCCAGTTGGGAGGCTTGTTGAGCAAGATTAATGTTTAAAACTTTTTCTTCAAAACTCAACTGTCTTTCCAGCGACCTCATTTTAATAGCCGCAATTGATATCGCTATCTTCTTCTTCTGTCCCTCGGAATTAGTTAGTTGCGATGCCAGTTGCAACTCCCCAGTAATCACATCAACCCGCCCCTTAACTAAATTCTGGGTTGATTGTAAAACACTTTTTTGATATTCATAGGCTTTACCGACACCTTCAGCTTGCTGAATTTGAATCTGTCCAGCCAAATTAATCTGTTCAGCGCCTGATTTAATAATCTCTACTTGTTTATTGATCGCTCCCTGTAATTCACGTCTGCGAGCCATGATCAACTCACTAGCAGCCTCTCTTTTTGCTATTTCCTGTTTTACTTCCAACTCGCGCCGGGAATTAGCAAGAATCTGGGCTTGTTGAGTTAGGTTTTTACTCAGTTGCTCGCCTTGCTTGTTAAGTAAATCAGCTTGCTGTTTAGCCGCTTCTATTTGTAATTCAATAGCCTTAATTTCTTCTGGTGTTTTTTTATCTCGCTCAGACCTAATTAGCTCTGCTTCTAATTCTGAAATTTGTCCCTGATTTTGAATCTTCTGAATTTGTAGCTGTATAGCCTCTCTTTCAAAACTTAATTTATTTAGTTTCTCTTGATTAACTAAAGATTCCCTCTCTTGCCGCTGGGTAATAACTAAATTATTAAATTTATTCTCCACTATTTGAGCTTCTATCTGGGCTTGCTTCTCTACATCACTGGTAAATTTAAGCTGCAACTGTAGCTCTGATTCCCTAACCTGCAAAGAGGTAGCACGCAACTGACTTAAAGAATCTACTAGCTGTTGGCTTCTTTCAAAGCTCTTAACTTGAAATTCCGATTCACTAGCCTGACCTTGCAGCGACAATACACGCTCTTGGTTGGTATTAGCTAATATTCTTTTTTGCTTCTCATCTTCTATTTGAAGTTCACGCTCAGTAATCGCTGCTTCTTGTTGCCTGATCTGTAACCCCGCCAACCTGGTTTTAGCATACAAATCACTGTCAGTATTACCAGACTTCCTAAACTCCTGAACTAAATCATTTAACCTATTTTTTGCAGCCTTAATCTCTAATTGCGCTAGTTGCTTTTGCGCTTCTTGCTCCGTAATCAAGCGATCAGCCCTAGCGGCTTTAACTTGTTCCATCTCAATATTCAGAGCCTCTTGCCTGCGTTGCGTCTGCCTTTCAAAAATACGGTTAGATTCAGCTGC